ATGGCCTATTACGAGAAGCGCGGTGACGCCTGGCGAGCCCAGATCCGTCGCAAAGGATACCCGACACTTTCAGCAACCTTCGACACTAAGGCAGAAGCCCAGAGATGGGCAGCCGAAATCGAGGGTGATATGTCACGTTCGCGATTCGTTGACACGCGGGAAGCGGAGAGCACAACGCTCACCGAAGCCATGACGCGGTACGTCAACGAGGTGAGCGAGGCGAAGAAAGGATCGGCCCAGGAGAAGGTGCGCGCCAAGAAGTGGCAATCGTCGGAGTGGGGGAATAAGTCCCTGGCCGCGATCCGCTCCAGCGATATGGCTGCGTACCGCGATGCCGAGCTGAAGTCCGGTAAGTCCACGGCTACCGTCCGGCTGAACCTGGCGCTGATCAGCCACCTATATACAGTCGCGTCAAAGGACTGGGGGATTCAGGGCCTGAAGAACCCGTGTACCGCCATCCGCATGCCGAAGGGCAGCAAGCAGCGGGAGCGCCGGCCGACCACCGCCGAACTCAAGGCACTTTATAAGCACGCAGGCGAGATCAATGCTGAGCTGCCAGTAATCGTAGAGCTGGCCGTGGAGACGGCAATGCGCCGGTCTGAGCTGGTCATGCTGCGAAAGGATCAAGTTCGGGGGAGAGTTGCATTCCTCGAAGACACGAAGAACGGCGAGCGCCGATCCGTTCCGCTGTCAAAGCGGGCGGTGGAACTCTTGGATGGATTGCCGACGCCGATTGACGGCGGCAGGTTCTTTCATTTGAAGCTGGACAGCGTGAGCAACTACTTCGCCCTGGCGTGTGAGGCAGCGAAGATCAAAGACCTCCGCCTTCACGATATGCGCCATGAGGCAACCAGCCGGATGTTCGAGCGCGGGTTGGCGATGATGGAGGTGGCATCCATCACCGGGCACCGCACCCTTTCGGTATTGCGCCGCTACACGCACCTTTGCCCGAACGATCTGGCTGAAAAGCTGGGATAGCCCCAGCATCAGGCCACACCCCGCAAGGTCGGCGGCGGCAACCGCTTCCGGCCGACCTTCGGCGCCTTGTTCTCCCCGTCGCGGCACGCCCGCAGAAACTCCCGCACATCCTCCTTCAGCCAGCAATGCCTAATGCCCATCTTGAAACCCTTGGGCAGCCACGGCACGCCCCGGCGAATTCCTTCCCTGACAGATGCTTCAGTCCGGCCAAGCATCTTGCCCAGGCCGTCCACAAACACAATCTCGGCTTCGTCGGTCATGGCTTCAGTACCTTTATCCAGAGGCGACCAATTTTCAGGACTCGCTCGTATCCATTGCGCTCGCTGAAGGGCGGGCTATACCCATCGCTTACCCAGCGGAAGTGGAGGCCGTAGCCACCACGGATACGGAACCACCAGTACTTCGCATGAAAACCCTTGAAGGCCATCACTCATCCTCCCCAGCTTTGGCGCGGGCATGCCAGCCTTGAGACATGAACCGCGTAGCTGGAATCAGGTACTCGCCAGAAGGGAGAGTGTCGATAGGAAGGCCAACCTTTGCGCAGTAGGCCTCAAACCGCTCCCGCTCCTTCGCCTCGTCGTAGATGGGTTGCGGCGGCGTAGGGGCGGACTTAACCATGGCTCGATATTCAGCGCCAACAATCTGCTCTTGCTGCATGGTCATGCTTCGCGCAATTTTCATTTGATGCTCGGTCGGCTCAACTGGCACCAGCTTGTAACCATTCGGAATATTCATACCACCTCCACAGCCTTGAATTGACCCGGCCGCCAAAGCCTGCTTGGCTCGCCACGGTAGAAGCTTACGTAGCTCCCTCGGATTGATGTCGACTTGCTGACACGGCGCCAGCGTCCGGTGTTGTCTTGGATTCGGTGCGTGGTCATGGTTGAACTCCGGCTGACCTAAGCTGATCCACCATAGCAAGCCAGTCATCGCCATAGGCGCGCTCAAGGCTAGACTCGGCATCATTCGCAATGAACTGGAAGCGTTCAGCATCAGTACGTTGAGCTTCTGCATCAGCCATGAAGCAGCCGTCGCATGGCTCTGACTTGTCCTTGCGAATGGCCTCTATCTCAGCCTTGAGCCTGGCAACCTCTAGGCGCTCGGTTAGGTTCTCGCTAACGAGTCGGCTCCAGTCCTCGACGATCTCTTTAAGGTCTGATCGATCAACTGGTACGTGGCTGCGAACAGGCTCGTGATACAGGTCAAGAGCGGCGTCATGAAGTCGTTTCACAAGTTTCAGTAATTTATCGCTCATAGCGCGTCACCTGGGTTTTCAAGCAGTGCAAGGTTGTCCTTTTTGAGTCGGGCAACTTCTTTACGCAGCGCCTCGTTATCAGCGATCAGGGCCAGGACACCGTCACGTGCAGCGCACATGAATTTTGCGAAGTCGACCTTGCAGGTTTCGACGTACGTATACCCGTCGTATTGTTCGCCATCAATTTCGAAGGGGGCACCATAGACGCAATAGAACCCAGTTGAGCCGCCACCCAGCGATTCCCCAGATGGCCCATTGAAAAATGGTTCGGTATTGCTGTCCCAATCCAGATCAGCCGGGAATTCCTCAGCCAATCGTTTCAGTTCGGTACGGTCGATCATGCCTTCCTCCCCGACTTCCGCGCCCAGCGCTCAGTCGTCACAGTGATAAAATTGCGGATGCCGGTCAGTACCTGGAACATCTCGCCGTCGAATTCGATGAATAGGCCGGATTTCCTGCGCTCCGGTACTCGGTCGATCACGTCGAGCAGTCGGCCTACGCTGCCGTCCTCGCGCTTTTCGTGGATGTCATAGCAGGCCATGGCGAACCACCTCGATGACCTGCAGCATTCCCTTCGCGTAATCGGCCGGCCGCACCTGCGATGCCACTTCAAGATTGCTCGCCATCGTTTCCACCGGCCCGCGCCCGTCAAACATGCACTTGGGCAGATGGGATGCCTGCTCAATCATTTGCGCGGCAAAGCGTTGTCCTTCCCATATTTCGATCTGAGACATAGGGGGTGTCCTTGCCGCTATAGCGGCTGACTTTGAAGGGGGAGGGGTTACAGAGAGGGGTTGAGGCGTTTCAGCCAGTTTGCGTATGCGTTCCAGCCGACACGCTTGCCCTCTTGAAACAGGGTTTCTACGTCGGCTTCTTGGATTCGCTCAGGCAGCACCACCGCTACCGGAGCGGGCGGCTCGGCGTAGAGCGGCGTTAGCTCTACCTCTTCAGGGCGCCAAGGGTCTGAAACTTTAGCGCCGTACTGAAGCTATTTAAGTCCGCTGGCCTTGCACAAATACGCTACTGGCTCGGCCTTGGGTTTGGCTTCCAGCAATGCGCGCAGCTCAAATTCACGTCCGCCGAAATCCAGAAATTCTTCATGATCAACGAGCCACTGAATAAGCTCACGCGGCACGCCGTCAATCGTTTGGGTGGTGGTCATGGCTTGCCCTCAAAGTACGTGAACAACGAAATAAACCATTCCGCATCCGGCAACCACCGAAAGCAGAGCACCGGTAAAACATGCAGCAACTCCGCAAATCTCACGCATAAATCACCTCAGCAAATCAGTTGTGCCAGTGCCAGCAGGCACCAGCAGTAGGCGGGGAGTTGGGCTTTCATGGCTGGTACAGCTTGGCGGTGCAGCTCATCGTGTCCGGATAGCGGTCAGGCTTGCCCATGCGGTGAGCACCGTTCACGACCGGGATACCTGCCTGGCAACCGTCGCACTGATTGCGCTGGCCATCTGCTGGCTTGAGTGCGGCCTGCGTGCGCTCCTTCAGTCGCTGCAAGCCGCAGTGAGTGCGTCCGAAGTCTTTCAGCCAATCACGCAACAACCCCTCAAGCGCATCCGCCCGTTTGCGCAGTTGCAAGCACTCGGAATTCTTATTGAGGTAGTAGCCGCCCGCACGATCAAGTTCCTCATCCGCTGCGGTCAGCAGGGCTTGCAGGGCGTCGACACGTTTGCGCAGGTCAATCGCGTTTTGTGCGTAGGCCTCTTTGTCGCTGTTGACGCTTGCCAGATCTTCGTGCAATGCCGCAGTGCTGTATGCGTCCGCTTCGTTGCCAGAAAAGCTGAGTACCCGCTGAGCTTCGTCCAGTTCTTCCCGCAACGCAGCCTCACGCCCCAGCGCCGCGTCACGCTCGGCGGTTACCCGGTCTAAGGCCCAAGCCTGAACCACTTCTGTGTCATCGTGGTGCCAGCCTTCCTGAACAAGCATGCGTGACTCAACCCAATACCGTTTCACTTCACTCATGACCCACCTCCAAATAATCAGAAATCACAACCGCCTGCCTCTGTAGGCAACCGGCATAAACACAAAATTGCCTCGGCCATCTTGAATGGCCGTTCACTCAGCATTGGTCAGTCGAGCCATTAGCTCGCTGAATCGGTATTGGCGGATCATGGGGTTCTCCAGGCGCCTTATTCGTCGTGGCAGATGCGCAGCGATTCGCGGGCGTAGGCGAGCTATCTCTTTCCGTGATTTTCGTGGAAGCCGTACTTCTTCTCAGCTGCAAGCCTTGCCTGCTTTGCAAAGAATTTCAGTCCGTAGCTGCCGATGCGGATTAGCTTTCCGCCGGATCGGATAGATGCAACCCACTCACTAGTACTTCTGTCGTAGTGAACGCCAGATGCGCCGCTTCTGTTGTTAGAAAATATTTTTTTATTGCGGGAATTTTCTGCTGAAGAAACTCTTCGTAGGTTCGACCATGCGTTGTTTGTGCGGCATCCATCTATATGGTCTATTTCAGATGCAGGGTGGTCCCCATCCATGTATAGAAACGCAAGGCGGTGGAGCAAGTAACGCTTACTTAAAAGCCAGACCTCGAGGTAGCCATTGGTGTTAGTTCGTCCTGCGATGTCTCCTACAGCTGAGCGCGGAGGTGGGATTAACCAATTAAATATCCCGGTATCAGGGTCGTATTCCAGTCGTTCCTTCAGGATATCCTGGCCCACAAGATCAATTGATTCTCGAAATTTTCCGCTCATTGCGATCCTCCAGCTGTTCTGGGTCGATAATTTCGTCGCCGCCGTCTTTTCGAATCATCAGCAGGCTTTGCATCCGGAAATCTCGCAACACAGATTTGCTCAAGCAGGTTTCGTGTCGCGGCGGCGCGAGGAACTTCGCTGATCCCGCTGGGCCAAGGCCATGCAGATGGTGAATCATCAGCGTCATTGCCTCTCCCTGTTCCTCGATGCCGTGCCAGGCCATCAGGTCAGCCAAGGCTTGGCGGGTGCCGGCCATGGTGTGAAGTCGCAACTCTTCCTCGCCGCGAGTCTTTCGCCTCGCCGCAGTCTTTGCAGATCGTTCTTTCGGTTGGGCTGCCATGATCAGGCCTGCTTGGGTGATTTCGCGAAGAAGGCAGGCGCTGGGCCTTTGGTGCGATTGTCGATATTGATGTCATTAATCTCGGCGATCTCTCGAAGCTCGGCACGGGTGATACTCAGGGCAGAACAAATCTCTGCCTGGTGGGCGCCTAAATCAGCCAGCGCCTGGACCTGAGTGACCAATGAGGCCCTGGCTTTTCGTCGAGACTCCATCGTCTTGGCGGTGCAGGTTGAGAACTCGAAGCCATGCTCTGCCGCGATCCGATTAATTGAGCGTGTTGACCTTCCGAGAGCCTTTGAGGCGGCAAGAATTCCGGCATCGACGTACTGGGGTAGGGCTGCTGCTACTTCCGGCTCAGCAGCCTTGTGGGCGTCCCATCTCATGATCGCTACCTCGGGATGCTTTTCAGTGTTGTCTGGACCAGTTCAAGGAACTTGGCGCGGCGCTCGGCCAGCCTTTTCAGTTCTTCCTTGAAATCGTCACGGTCCGATCGGTACACAATTAGCTGGCTTGCGTCGGGGAATTCAGAACAGAAGCTGATGAAATCAACCCAGTCGCAATCTGCGCAGTCGAGATGACCGACTAACTGCCAGCGGTAAGCCGGGTCGAACGATCCGCGCTTGAGGGTTGCGTAGTGAACTGCCGCGGTGACGGACTTGATTTCGATCAGGCCTTTGTTGCCAACTCGCCCGTCAGGCGAATCTCCGTAATCGCCGCAGTCAAAGAAGCCGCCGTTTGTGACAGTGACGAACTCAGCGTCTTCGTAGAGCATGCGGGCAACTGGTTCCTGCTCATGACCACGCTCCATGTGGTCCGTCGAAAAGCTGAACTCCGCCTTTCGGCCGGTTGCAAGTTCCAGCGCCAGTTGCAGGGCGTACTTCTTGGCAGGCTCGCCAAATGCAGCGCCATCGTTCGCCATGATGCAGCCAAAGTTGGATGCGGTTGCCTTGCCGAGTCTTAACGCTTGCCACGCTTCGGTGTTTTGAGGAACGTCATGCCACACGCGATTCATTGGCGCATTCCTCCTTCAACTGGGCCTGATGCTCTTCGCTCATAGAAATCCTGGCCAAAACTCCATCTAGGTTGCCGTCGCGCTTATATGCGTTCTTGGCATTCGTCCAGTTACGGGCGTTGTCCGGCGTCAGCCAAGCAATGACTGGAGCCTTTTGACTGATACGAAGCCCCTCCAGCGTCTCCTTGCCGAACTTCACGTTCGTGTCGACGTAGACGGTCACCTTGAAGCCTGCCCAGTCCTCAATGAACGGTGAGCCCGTCAGAGAGCGCAGGGTTTTGCTGTTGGTGGCGTTCAAGATCATCGGCTTGAGCTTCTCACCTGGGCGCAGCTCGCGCTCCACGAAGTGCGCGGTGTTGAACACGTCTTTCGTTTTCTTGGTCTTGTCTGGCTCAAGCGAGACGCGGGCAATGGTCAGGATCGTCGGCTCGACGATATCGGCGCTGCTCAAGTAGGGCGAGTCGAACGCCTTACGGAAGTGGGTTTTCGATTCGTTGGACACGATTGTTCTCCGCGCCACCGGAGAGGGGCGCTGTGAAGGGGGTTATTGGGTGGCTTTGGAGGTTTTTAGAATGGACAAACGTCATCAGGAAGATTTGGCAATGGCTGCCAATGGGTTGGAGCTGATGCGATTCGACCGTGCATGTCCTCCCAGCGCGGCTCGCGGCCCTTCTCTGTCTTGTTGTACATCTGTCGGGCGTAATACATTGGCCTTACTTGATTGCGAACCACTGCAATCACGCACTGCTGGCAGTTGTAATCTGGCAGGCCTTCAAGGTTTGGTAGGCGATCTTCGACTTTGATCCATTCGGTCATTGCGGCTTACCTATTGAGTGATTCGATCCGCGAGCGCGCCGAGCACCATCACGAAAGTAAAGAATGCGAGTGCTATGGCAGACCCGCGCCAGAAGCAGTAGCGCTTGGCTCTTTGGTAGGAGGTCATTCGGAAACCTGCTTGCGGTAGCCTGCGTCATACAGAACTTCTGCCTCGCAGCGCCGGGAGCCGCCGATGTGTCCGATCATTTCCTTTATGGCAGCCCGACGCTCTTCCGCCGCGATCTGCTCGGGAGTACGGATGGGACGGAATTTGAGATCGCCTAATGGGCGAGACCACTCGTGCCCCTCTCTATCCCTAAAGAAAGCCTTCTTGCTTCCGGCGCAAAGAAATTCAATTCTCTGCCAGTCAACATCTACATAGTCGGTTCGGCGCATCTCACAAACCGTCCCAACAGGCGGTAGGCCTTCGCCGGTCCAGGCAGGCGGCCCGGCGCGCACCCAGTCATCATGTTCATGGATGGCAAAGTAAGCAGCCTCGATGCCATCACCGAGCGAGCCATTGCCATTCAGGAAGGTGGCTGCATACGCATCGCAGCCAGCTTGCAAAATCTTTTCAGGGATACTCATACGCTCACCTTGCAAGTCCAGCGGCCCGCACACTTGCAAGGCTGCTCGATCCATTTAACGTCTACCAGAAACAAGAAGCCCTGATTTCTCAGGGCCTCGGCGATTCCTTCAAATGATCCGGCGATGATGGTCATGCCTCATCCTCCTGCTCGTCAGTGCTGAACTTGTACTGGCAGTAGGTCACCACGGTGAACTCTAGGCTGCAATTCGGGCACTCAACATCGTGGTGGTCATCGTCCGAATACAAGCTCCATGCTTCATTCTTTTGAATGATGAAATCCTCGCCACAGTGCGGGCACTTGGGGTCGGAGTTGAAACTAAACTCATGGCTGCGCCCATTTTTCAAGGCATGTAGTCTGGCAGTAGTCACAGCGCCTCTCCTTGCCGGCGCTCGTAGATACGGTGCAGGCGCTCGGTGTAGTGGACATCCTCAGCCGCGTCGATCACGCCAAGGGTGCGGAAGATCAGGATTGCAGTGTTGGCCGAGGCCTTGACGGCTATAGGGCTGCAATCTGGATCGATGACGTTGGCGATGTAGCTCTCAAGCATGCCGACGGCCAGATCGTGCTGTGATGGCGGTGAATAGCTCATGCTGCCAACCTCCCATAGCGGCGCTTGCGGGCGTCAATCTCATGCCACAGCGCCTTTTCGATCATCGGGACGTATTCCTTGCTCTCGGCAATCACAGCCAGCTCCATCTGGCACACGTCCATTGGAATGCCGTCACCGTCGTACATGGTCCCGGATAGCACATCGAACGTCAGTTCCCGGCTGCCATTCCTGTACTCGGTTGGCAGAGCTTCCTCGCAATACGTCACCTCCACCTGGAGGACGTACCCTTCAACTATTACTTCGTAAGTCATGGTCGCCTCCAGGCTGAAGTTATTCGGTGGGCGGTTGCGGAAGTGGCTGCCAGTGGGTTGGCTCATATTCGTCACTGGCATCGCTTTCGTTGGCGTCCCACTCGCCGATAGCGTTGAAATAGAACCCGTAACAGGCCGCCCACATCCAGCCGTCAGTGCTGGAGCCTCGTTCTCCGACGACCATGATGTTCTCGGGCATTCGCAGCCAAACAGGCGTGTCCAGCTCGGGCAGCTTGTCGCTGACCTTGATCCAATCGCTCATGGCGACCTCCAGTTTTTGGGGTTAGGCGGAACGGGCCGAGATTTCTAAAATCTGCTCAGCCCATTCGGTGCAGAAATCTTCAAAGTCGCTGCTATCAAGCCACTGCGAGTGGACTTGGTCGCAGTCACCGCTGGGTGATGTTCGCTGTAGCCAATCTTCAAACGCCCGTTGTTCTGCGTTATCGACGGCAGAAGACAGCGCCGTCAGAGGATCTGGAGCGATCTTCGATTCCATGACTCTCTCCATTCGTTGGTTCGCCCGGTTAGGCGGTGGCTCAACGTCCGTGATTTGGGTGGAACCCATGGCGAAGCTCTGCCGACTTTCGGGCAGCCACCGCGTCAATTAGGGTTTTGTGATAGCCGAGGTAGATATGCTTCCTATCGACGACTATGTGGGCTTGGAATCTTTGGTCGCAGTGGACGAAAAAGACACCGTGAATCCCGCTGGTGTTGCGGTGCGAAAGCCGCATGTTCTTGTTGTTTTCGGCAGCTGTTACGGCGCGCAGGTTGGCGGCACGGTTGTCCCGGCGATCACCATTTATGTGATCTATCTGCATGCCATCCGGGATAGACCCGTGATGCAACTCCCAAACTAGCCGGTTGGTGCGAAACTGATCTCCGCCCACCCGTATCACTTCGTAGCCGTCTCTGTTCGACGTGCCCGCTCGCTTTCCAGCGTACTTTCTGTTCCAGAGATCAAGCAGTTCGGGGTGGTTGACTTGATGTGCCTGCCTGGGATTCCAGTACATAGCGCCGTCGGTAGGATCGTAACGGAGCAAAGAAACAACGTAGGTGCTGCTTATTTTCATTTACGACTCCGATCTGGTAAGTCGGCGCGTAAAAAAGCCCAGTCGAAACCGGGCTTTTCCCTCTTTACGTACAAGCCTGCCGGGCGCATGAGGCGTCGGGCAGCTATTGGCTAGTCCATGATGATTGCCCTCCGCTATTCGCTCACTGGGAAGGCAGTGGCCACCTATGGAATGGATGCTCGTCTTTCCGAGCTGTCACACCGGCTACTCAAGGTGTTAGGAGGCAGTTTCCAGGCGTAAAGCACGCTCCCAAACTACAAAAGGACCCGCTTTCGTTGTGGCTTTCGCCGAAATAGTGATGCAGATGCCCGGTGCTGATCTCCGGGTTGCTGGCGGCTACCCTCCAGCGCGTACAAGGGTTCACTTGTTTCCTTTCGCGCCTAACGCGGGTGTGATCTTGGCTAGCAAGAGGCCACCCGATCGTTCACGCTGCCCATCAGCCTGGGCACTCATCTGCATCGGAGTGTGATCTGCAAGGGCCGCCTGCCGCCTCACCCAGTCTCTCGGCATCTCCCGGCTACGGGCTTAACGCTTAATGGGGTACAGATCACACTCCGATGCAGCCTCTCCCTATACGAGTCTCCCCAAGGAAAGGATCGGGCCAATTTTCGTCTGGCGGACGTGCAAGGAGAGGGTTACAGGGCAGCTGCAGCTACGCGCTTGGCGTTCTTATCGGCGAGACGGCCGCACTGTTTTAGCTGACATTGCGCAACGCCTAGCCTCAGAATCCGGGAGGTCCCAAACTTGTCGCGAGTGCCGCTGCCGACATAGGAAGTTTCTTTCACATCAACGCCTTCTGATTTCAGCAGCTGGCGGATGGCTTTGCATTTCTTGGCGTTCATGCTGTTACTCCGGATGGGAATGGGCTTCCAAATACCTCCAGGGGGTCTAGAGGCATTTGTGAAACCAGATGGCTACCTGAATCAGCAGGGAGCCATCTGTACCCGGTCACTCTGCTGGAGTCAGGCCGGGGTGGTTCGTAAGCACTGGTGATGCAGGGGGCGGCGTTGCGCCGTGTGTACTCATCCGCATCCCGCTGCGCACTCTGTGAATGCGCAGGAGGATGCTTCAGGCTGCGCTCTTAGCGTTTTCTCTCTCTTCGCCAATACGGTTGGCGCGCTCTTGGTCTTCTGCATCGTCACCGATGTAGGAAGCACCTTCTTCTGGACATTCATCGAACCATGCGTAAAGCCCCGGTCCGCTGTGTGCTGTGTCATCGCCCACCTGGATGACAATCGCGTCGTAGCATTCTGGGTCGCAGCTGGACTCGCTCATCTCGAGCAGCTCTTTGAGCTGGTAATGACTAAGTGTGATTTTCATTGCTGTGACTCCCGGTTGGTTTCCCGGATGACCCTGTCTCCAAGGTCATCGAGGAAATCTGTGGTCTTGCTCAGCAAACCTTGCGTGTCGAATCCCGATCACGGAAGCAGGCTGTGTTTCGTACTGTTCACCCAGGCTTATGGCCACTGTCAGGAAAAGAACTCTGGCGCCGGGTGACACGTCTTCATGTTGTTAAAGAGCGGCGAGCTGTGAGGCCCTGGCGAGTCCCTGTTGGGTGACTCGATGGGCCTAGTAAACAACACGTTTATAAGCACGTCAACACTATTTGTTTATTTGTGTTTATCGCAGGCACAAAAAAGCCCGCTCAGCGGCGGGCAGCAGGTCGACTACAAATCAGCAGGTCGTGCTATTCGGCGCAGGTCGATGCCTGCGAGGGGAAGGGGGTAATGCAAGGATGGCGGATACAAGAAGCCCGGCGCTGGGCCGGGCTTAGTTGTGGTGTGGCTACTGATTTGGTTTGGTTGTATGCGCGGATGCTTCGGCTACACCAGGACCGAATACCAAAAAACCCTTCCAAGAACGACAAGCTCGTTCTCCATCATCTGCTGAGCTGTGTACTCTTCGTCGGGATGCTCGTCACGGTTATAGCTGCGCAGGCGCAAGCCACCCATCGGCATCCTATAAAGAATCTTCACCCGAAGCTGGCCGCCATGGTTCAGCGCGTACATTTTCCCATCAATGACGGATGTTGACCCCTGGTCAACTCCTACCGTGCTGCCGTTCGGCAAAACCGGCTCCATGCTGTTCCCGCTGACGGTCACGCATACTGCCTCGCTAGGCTGAACATTCTGGCGCCGCAGAGTCATCTTCCCAAATCGAAGTCTTTGCTTGTGGGATTGCTCGACGACCGTCCTGCCGCTACCGGCCGATAACTCCACCTCCTTTAAGAAGGGCACGTACACCTCATCATTTTCCAGGGGAGTGTCGTCATCCCAGACATCGAAAGGGCCATCCAAAGATGCGTTCGAGTCGGCGGCTGGCGGAACTGGAGGGTCGGATCGGCCAGACGGGTCAGGCTCCCCCGTGGTTAGCCAGTGCTGGCCCACAAACAGCTTTAGAGCTGCCTGATAAATGGCGCGTGCTGGGAGCCCCCGGTTAAACCAGTTATTTAAAGTCTGCGGTGAAACCTCAAGGGTTTCAGCGACCTGCTTTGCGGTAAGGCCTTGCTCGGCCATAAACCGCCGTAGCCGGTCGCCAGAATGTTCATTAGTCATAAACACAGAGTTTACCGGGGTTGTGTTGTTTATTAAATAAACGTATCGTTGACTGGTGTTTACTCGCCGACGGCGGAATTGTTTATGAAACCCACACCTCTTGAGCGCGCAATCCTTGCGGCCGGATCGGGCAAAGCCCTTGCCGAGCTTCTTGGCGTGACCCCTATGGCGGTCTCCTACTGGAAGGTCAGGGGTGTTCCCGCACGTCAGGCACTTCCTATCGAAAAAGCTACTGGCATATCCCGCCATGAGCTTCGGCCTGATTTATATCCGGTCGAATCCCTTTCTGCCGCTTAACCACCTTGCATGCACCCACTAAAGGAGCCTCACCAATGGCATATCACGACACGCGTCACCTTAAAGACCGGGAGATCAAGTCCCGCTATGACGACGAAACCTACGAGGCGCTGAAGGCTGTTGCGCGGTTGCACAAGCTCCAGCTCGCGGTTTTCGTTCGCATGTGCGTCGAGGAAAAGCTGGAAAGCATCGTTGAACTGGATGTTAACGGGAAACACATGCAGGCCTGAAGGCCCTTAAGGAGGCTATATGCCTGAAACCACGATCTGCCACGGGATCGATGGGCGCCTCTACGAAAAGCTTGAACGGTTGGCAGCAGCGGCAGGGATGACCCCTGACGAGTACGCCGCAAAGCTTGGAGCAGAACGCTTTTTCGAGAAGACCAGGCCAAAAGGGGCTGGAAAGATCCGGCATCTACCAACAACAAGGCGTGACCCGCCGAAGGCCGGAATAGGGCCTGAAAAAGGAGGGACTGATGAAGACCCCAACCCATAAACCCAAATCGCAGGCACAAAAAAGCCGGGGCGCAATCCCGGCTCTTTTTACAGCACTTGCAAAAACTGTATCAACGTGGAGCTGATTATGCATACGTCTAACACCGATGTACAGGCCCTGAATAATCCCGCGCCACGTTTTTCGCAATCAGAAAACGTGCGCGGATTAAGCCAGTGACTCCTTTCGACTTCCACGGTTTCCCTGTCCGCGTAATTGACGACGGTCACGGGGAGCCCTGGTTCATCGCCAAGGACATCGCCGAAGCCCTCGGCTACTCCAACACGTCGAAGGCGATCAATGTCCACTGCAAAGCGGTCAGTACCTGCCATACCGAAATGGGAGGCCAGGTCCGCGCAGTGCAAATTATCCCCGAACGCGATCTCTACCGCCTGGTGATGAAGTCCAAGCTTCCGGCCGCTGAACAGTTCGAAGAGTGGGTGGTGGGTCAGGTGCTGCCGACCATTCGGAAGACCGGCTCTTACACCGCCCAGGACACGAACAACTCCAAGGTCATTGGCGAACTCGCCATCCTGGAATGCTTCGATCGCCTACTGAAGCCGGCACCCTCCAGCAAAATGATGATGCTTGCGCAGATCGCCGCTAATAACGGACTGGATGCGAAATTCCTCCCTGGCTATGCCATCGACGCCGCTCCAGACGCTACTGGCGGATCATCGATGGAAACCAAGCCCATCACCGATCTCATAAAAGAAAACGGGATAGCCAGCACGGCCGCGGCTTCAATCGTTTGTTGGCCGCCAACGGCTTTATCAAGAAGTGCCAGCGCAACAGCACCAAGCGCGGTGTCGTCGACTTCTGGTCGGTGACTGATAAGGGACTTCGATACGGCAAGAACCTGACCAGCCCCAATAATCCACGCGAGACCGCGCCGCATTGGTACGTCGATCGCTTCCTCGAGCTTGCCAAGCTTATTGGCAAAGGACGTCCATGATGGCCCGATCCAGAAACATAAAACCGGGGTTCTTCTCGAACGAACACCTGGCCGAGCTCGACTTTGCCACTCGTTTACTCTTCATTGGCATGTGGACCGAGGCTGATCGGGAAGGGCGGCTGGAAGATCGTCCGCGCCGCCTGAAAATGGCCCTATTCCCGGCTGACAACGTTGACATCGAGTTCATGCTGAATGGCCTGGAGTCGTATGGCTTTATTCGCCGCTATGTCGCCAATGGCTGCCGAGCAATCCAGATTGTTAGCTGGGCAAAGCACCAAAACCCTCACGTTAAAGAGGCTCAAAGCACCATTCCTGCTGAGGTTTTCGAGTCTGCACCAGACTGGTATGAGGAAAGCACCGGGCAAGCACCATGCGAGAACAGTTCTTTCCCGGCTGATTCCCTCTCTCTTGATTCCCTCTCTTCTGATTCTGGATTCCTGATTCCCGCTCTTCCGATCGAAGATCAAGAACTCTTGCCAGTCGCTTCCGCTCGGGCGGCGTCGAACGTGAAGGTCCTGAAGCCAAAAGCTCCACGGCAGAAGACTGAAGCCCAGATCGCCAACACCAACACCTGGGACGCCTACACGATTGCTTACCTTGAGCGCTATGGCGTCGAACCGGTTCGCAACGCGAAGGTGAATGCCCAGGTAGCTCAGCTTGTTCAACGCCTTGGGGCTGAAGAGGCGCCGCAGGTCGCGATGTTCTACGTGACCATCAACGACTCGTTCTTCATCCGCAGCTCTCACGAACTGGGCCTGCTGGTCTCGCGCGCCGAGGGTATCCGAACCCAGTGGCTCACCGGGCGCCAGGTAAACGCCGTGACCGCCCGCCAGATGGAGAACACTCAGGCCAACATCAGCGCCGCCCAGGAAGCCAGCCGCAGCATTCTCGAAGGAGGTGCGCCCAATGCTTTCCTACGCCGAAACCGCTGAGCTGAGCATGGCCATCTGCGCCACTGCTGAAACTCTTGGGCAAACCCTGAGCGCCCCCGCCGCCAAGCTGATGGCCGAGGATCTGGCCGAACACCCTATGGACGTGATTGCCAACGCACTGTGGGCCTGTCGCCGCGAAGTCACTGGAAAATTGACCCTGGCCGCGATCCTCCAGCGCGTACAGGCCGCCGACGGCCGCCCCGGCAAGGACGAAGCCTGGGCCATCGCCATGACCACCAACGACGAATACGAAACCGTGGTTCTGACCGATGAAATCCAGTTGGCCCTGGCCGCTGCCAAGCCTGTGCTCGATGCCGGGGACAAGATTGGCGCCAGGATGGCCTTCATCAGCGCCTATGAGCGGTTTGTCGGCCAATCCCGAGAGGATGCCAAGCCTGTCAACTGGCACGTCTCTGTGGGCTTTGACGCCAACCGCAGAATCCAGGCGGTAACCAAGGCCATGGAGCTGAAGCGCATCCCCCGCGAGCACGGCCAGAAATACCTAGCTGACCTGAGCGTTGCTCCGGTAACCGAGGATGGTCGCGCCATTGCTGGATTGCTCACCGGCACCGTCACCCAGCCAAAGCCGGCGCTGCGTGCAAAGCTCGAGATCGTGAAGAACTCGATGCTCGAAATGCGCAAGGCCAGCGAAGAACGGAAGCTCGAAATGCGGATTGAAGCAGCCAACGAATTGGCGGATCGCCGCGCACTACTGATCAAGCAAGCCCAGGAATTGGAGCAACGGACATGAGCGACATCTGCGATGACGCCGACGTAGTAATCGAAGAGGCCCTGAATCGGTCCCTATCCCAGATCCCTCGCTACACCGGAATAAGCGCCACAGAGTGCGTGGATTGCGGTGATGTGATTCCGGAAGGCCGTCGTGTGGCTATTCCGGGGGTGACGCTGTGCGCTCCGTGCAAGGCGCTGGATGACGTGCGGAAGCTGGGGGTGCGCCGTGGATAAGATCTCCGTCAACAGCGCCACCAAGCTCTCCGAGGCCATCACCGCCCTGACAGCCATGTACCGCCAGAGCAAGTTCGTGGTGGTGTCAATGCGCCCAGGCAAGGATCGGACACTGGATCAAAACGCATTGTGGTGGGCGCTTTACCAGCGAATCGCCCAGATGACTCACATCGGTGACGTGGAGGACGCCCGCAAGTACTGCAAGCTTCACTTCGGCGTGCCGATCATGCGCAATGCCGACGCCGACTTCCGCAATGGCTGGAACCGGATGTTCCTGCACCTGGACTACGAGACCAAGATCGAACTCATGGGGCCTTGCTCGATCTTTGGCCCGGACGGCTTCCCGGTAACCCGCCTGTTCAATCGCGCCCAAGGCATCGCGTACACGGACCAGATCGTGGCCGAGTTCAGCGCCAAGGGTGTGGTGTTCACTGATCTGCTGGGTGAGGTGGCGGCATGAAGCTGACCAAGAAACAGCGCGCGGATCTGCGCGAGAAGTTTGATGGCCGATGCGCCTACTGCGGCTGCGACCTTCCAGATAGACGGCATGCCGATCATGTTGAACCCGTCGTGCGCGAGCTTCTATCCAAGCGCAACCCGAACGGTACATGGAAGCTTGTATCTGGAAAGGCTCTTAAGCCGCACCTTGACCATGTCGAGAACATGAACCCGGCGTGCCCGCCTTGCAACATCAGCAAGGGCGGCATGAGTCTTGAGGGTTGGAGAGCATGGCTTTCCGGGCATATCAAAAGCCTGAACAGCTACCACCCTATTTATCGGATAGCGAAGGCATACGGACTGATTCAAGAAACTGGTGCGGAGGTGGTTTTCCATTTTGAGCGAATCGCCTCTCAGGAGGATGCCGTATGAGCCTCCTAGCCAAACAGCCCCGCCCCAAGACCTGCAAAAACCCAGCATGCGGCGAGAAGTTCGTCGCTCAACGCCTGGGTCAAGCCGTATGCAGCCCCAAGTGTGGTCTTGCCATCAAGGACGTGAACGCTGACAAAGCCCGCAAGGCTCTTGCAGATGTAGGCAGGAAGGAGCTGAGAGCGGCCAAGGAGCGCGTAAAGCGTAAAGCCGACCACATGCACGACTGCCAAACCGCTTTCAACGCCTGGGTGCGCGCCAGGGACGCGGGGAAGCCATGCATCTCGTGCGGCACGACGGCAAACGTCCAGTATGCGGCCGGACACTATCGCACCGTTGCTTCCTGCCCAGAGCTCCGCTTTGAACCGCTCAACGTTCATTTGCAATGCAATCGCAACTGCAACATGGGCAAGTCCGGCTCAATCGTTGAGTACCGCATCGAACTTGTGAAACGGATCGGCGCCGAGCTCGTTGAATGGCTTGAGGGCCCTCACGAGCCCAAGCGCTACACGATCGAAGACCTGAAAGCCATCACCGCCGAATACCGCGCTAAAACCCGTGAACTCAGGAGATCTGCAGCATGACCATCACCTGCACAGTAACCACGCTGTTCTGCATCTCCTGGTTCTTCCTGGAAGGCTACGTCATCAACTGGTGGAGCGCTCGGAAATCCTACGGTGAGCCTTTCGTCAGTTTCGATATTGAGCGCATTAAAGAGGCCCTTAAAGGACCCCGTTACACGCTGCCTCGCGGGCTGAATCGTGAAGAGCTTCGGGCTTACCTGATCGCACATGCGGAAAGCATCGAAGAGGAGCGTCGTCCATGAACTGGAAAGCCATCAGCAAGAACTGCATGTCCTCTGGCGAGGGTTACCTACTCAGCCGGTACGCGCTGGAGTCTGGATTCGCGTACGTCTGCCGGTGCCCGAAGGGGAGGATCATCCACTCCTGCAAGGACCAGGACAAAGCCAAGGCAGCGTGTGTTGAACATCTGAACAACCAGAAGGTGGGGAAAGCAGCATGAGCGAAGTTAAAGCAGGCGTAACGCTGCGCAGCGAGCGCGCAAACCGTATCTACGTTGCTGGCCCCATGACTGGAATCGAGGACTTCAACTTCCCGGCGTTCAATGCTGCCGCCGACCGCCTTCGCTGGGCAGGCTGGATTGTTGAGAACCCAGCAGAGCACGGAATCATTGAAGGGGCTGAATGGGCCGACTACCTAGCGTATGACCTGACCAAGATCGGTACGTGCGGGGCCATCTACCTCCTGCCGGGATGGGAAAACTCGAAGGGTGCACAGCTGGAAGTGCTCGTCGCCGAGCGCCTTAGCATGCAGATCATCCACGCATCGGAGTTGGCAGCATGAGCGAATTGAAGCCTTCCAACCCTAAAGACCTGATTGGCAGCGGAAAATTGCCATTGCACCTCTGGCCGGTTACTGCCACGGCGCTTGGCAGCCTGGGCTTACTCGACGGGATGCTCAAATATGGCCGATCCAACTTCCGGGCCGTCGGTATCCGCGCCTCGATCTACTACGACGCCGCCAGCCGCCACCTCAATGCATGGTTCGAAGGGGAGGCAGTCGATCCTGATAGCGGGCTTCCTCACCTGGCCCACGCGCTCGCATGCCTGGCCATCATTGTCGACGCAGAGGCAGCCGGGAAGCTCAACGACGACCGCATGCACCCTGGCGGCTACCGAGGCCTGATCAATTCGCTTACGCCTCACGTGGCGCGCCTCAAGGCCCTGCACGAAGACAAGAACCCAACGCATTACACCATCGCCGGAGACGCCCAATGACCGCAGCCAAAGCAACAGACGAGCAGATCATTGAAGCGCTCAAGACAATGACCGTTGCCCAAGCGGCGGCGCACTTCGGCATGCACGAGCGCAGCCTTTGGGCGCGCAAAGCTGCAATGGTTCGTAAAGGCTGGAGCCCTGACCACGACATGGTGCACATAGTCCCGGATGGATTCCGCCTCAAGGGAACGTCCAGCCTGTACAAGGAGGGCGTCAAGGAGCCTGTACTTCAATGGGTGAAGACGGCAGTTGACCACGAGCGCCAGCACGAGATGATGGTTGCGGCCTGTGAGGCGATGTCCCAGGACCTGCCACAGATTGATCCAGTCAGAGGGCCTATTTCGACCCTCGCGCACTTGATGGCTGTTTACCCAATTGGTGACGCCCACATCGGAATGCGAGCGTGGGGGGCCGAAACACAGGGTGACAGTTGGGACATGACCGAGGCCGTCCGGGTGCAGTGCGGCGCCATGGCAGCACTGGTAAACCTGGCTCCGGCAGCAGAACAGGCAGTAATCATCAACTTGGGCGACTGGTTCCACGCAGATAACATGGATGGCACTACCTCAAGATCCGGCCACATCATGGATCTGGACGGCCGCTACGCCAAGATGATCAGTGTGGGCATGAAGGTGATGCGCCAGTGCATCGCATCGGCTCTCCAGAAGCACGCCAGCGTCCGCGTGATCAACGTGGTGGGTAACCATGACGACACGGGCGCCCTCTGGATGTCAGTAGCCCTGCGCCACACCTACGAGAACGAGCCGCGCGTAATCATCGACCGCGCGCCGTCGGCCTTCCACTACATCGAGCACGGCAAGGTGCTGATCGGCACCCACCACGGCCACACCTGCAAGTCTGAACGCCTTCCGGGTGTCATGGCTGCCGACCAGTCCGAAGCCTGGGGCCGTACCAAGTTCCGCTATTGGTACTTGGGTCACGTCCACCATCAGAGCGTCAAGGAGTACGCCGGGGTTACGGTCGAGTCGTTCAACACACTGACCGCCAAAGACGCCTATGCCGCCTTCGGTGCTACCGCGCCCAGCAGAACATGAAGTGCATCGTCATGCACTCCGAGTTTGGCGAAGTATCCCGTCACACCGTAAGCCCAGATATGTTGAAAGAGGTGGCAGCATGAGCTATCGCAACGTGGTATCCGCTGTTGTCCGCGCCCTGGCTGCCGAGACCATCAACTCGGCCGGCGGTTGCGATTTCGAGCCGAAGGTCCAGTGCGCCAAGCAGAAGGGAGAGATTGTCGGGAAAGAAGCCGCTTTTCTCACGGACTGCTGGGTTTTTGGTCGTCTTCACAAGGGGCTGGAAGCCTCGCAGTGGCGCGCCCTGGTAGCGAAGTTCTCCACGCACACTGACCGTAAGTATGCGGCCATTTCCGAGCTGACGCGAGCCATACAGTCGCCAGCTCCAGAGCGTTTCCGTCACTGCGCCGTGGTTACCTGGGCACTGCCGAAGCTGCCAGGGGTGGAAGGTAAGCGATCGACGAATGTCTTGCCGGCAGGCTGGTACGAAATGGACAACTGGTCTGAAGAGCCACACCCAATCAAGACCCAAGAGCGGTGGCGTCGGGACATCCGCAAGAGCTTGGAGTCGGCAGTTGATAATGCTTTGCAGGCGGCGCAAGAGATTCTTGATCATGAAGGGCTAATTGGTACAGAAGCCGCTTGACATGGACTGAACCATTGAGCCATTATCCACCCATCCTGTCGTACTTGCGTATGTAGGTGATGCAGGAAGAAAGCCCGGCCACTGTGTCGGGCTTTTTGCTTTATGCAGATGATGGAAGGTGAGCGACACGGGTTAATCCGTTGAGAGGTAAACCGCACTGGTACTGTTTGCACAGTATTGGTTAATCCCAGGTTCGAGTCCTGGCCATCTGCACCCATTCAAAGCCTCGCCACTGTGCGGGGCTTTTTCGTTTTCAGCTCCACCACACCCGTTGCCCTGAGCCGGGAGTGCTGCTTGGGGCTGACCTGCTCCGCTGTTCCCCAGCGTTTGGCGCCTCACACGGCGTCTTTTTTATTCACTCATGCAACTGAGAGGTCGAGCGCATGGAATTAATTCATCGCCTGATCGATTGGCTCAGTTGGGCGTTCGCCGGGCTCCTGGGTGCCGTCGCCGCAAGTTGGTGGCACCGTGAGGATCTGGTTGACCGGAAAGCATGGTTCATCTTTATTTTCTCGGGTGCAGTGTGCGCCCATTACCTGACTGGCTTGGTTAGCGCCTACTTCGGCGTGGTCGAGCCTCGCAGCGTTGCTGGCGTCGGATTCCTTCTTGGTACGTTTGGTGGCTCGCTCATCGCCGCTGTCACCAGAGCGATTAAGGCTGCCGACCTATGGGCGTTCATTCGCCAGCGGTTCGGCGGAGGCAATCCATGAGCATCCAAGACCTGAGTACCACATTCATCGCCGTTATCGCGCTGCATGCACTCTGGTGTGTGCTTACAAGCAAGGTGAGAGACGGAATTGTCGGAAAGATCATTTACTTCACGATCGCCATATCGGGGTTCGCCATTGTCACTCGCACCGAGACGTACTTCATCTCGCCAACGGTTGCCGGCGTCACATTCCACGGAGCGCTCGCATTGGCTGGATTAAGGCATTGGTTCGTAGCCAACCACTGGCCGCGCGTCAAGGGCTGGCTGTGCCGGTACCTGCACTGTGAGCAGTGCCTCAATAACCTTGAGCAGCCGAAGGAAGAGAAATCATGACTTCAGAACAGTTCGCATACTGGCTTCAGGGCTTCGTTGAGCTGAATCCGACATTGGAGCGGCCAACGCCTGAGCAGTGGAAGTCGATCGCCGAGCATCTGAAGACGGTGTTTGTGAAGATCACCCCTCCAGTTCATGTTGTGGGGCCCGCTATTGCTGGGCCAGCAAGGCAGCCTAGCTATGAGGAGTCCCTGAGGCAGCTCATGCGCAAGGACGGCACATCTCCGATCTGGCCGCATAACCCTATTTTGGTCACCTGTTAAACCAAAGGGCGCCAGGCTCATTGCCAGCGCCACTCTATTCGTAAACCCACGGTGACTGATATGGCCAAGCTCACATTGAAGGCCTATCACCCCTGGTGGTTCCGGCTCTACGTGGTAGCAGTCAACTCATTTGCTTACCTGGCAGGCCTTGAGGTCGACACCGACAAGCTTGAGGCCCAGGCGCGCAAGGCTGTTCGTTACCGAGAGGTAGACAGCCCCGAATAGTCCACGCCACGTTTTCACAACCGCCGTTTCGTGGCGCGAGATAGATCAATTTATGACCACATCAAAACCACGAATCAAGATTCAGGCCGGCAAGGTCGTGTCAACTGATAGTTTGTCTAATATGGTTGCCAACATAGGAACCAACCGAGACAAGCGCACGCACAACGTATTTGGCTTTGAGTTCGTCAATCAGATTGAGCTCGAAGCCGCGTATCAGTCGAACTGGATTGCCCGCCGGATCGTGGACAAGCCGAACGAGGATGCCCTGCGTGAGTGGCGCACGTTCAATGGAAAGCAGGCCAAGGACATCCAGAACGAAGAGCGCCGCTTGGGTGTGCAGCAGGCCTACCTTGATACGTGCTGCTGGGCTGACCTGTACGGTGGTGCCGCGCTGCTGATGGTGACAGGGCAAGACCTGAGTTCACCTCTAGACCTGGACAAGATCAAGAAAGGCGGACTGAAGAACCTTGTCGTCCTCGACCGCTGGGATATCCAGCCAACAGAATTCAACCTGACCGACCCGCTCAAGCCAAACTGGATGCTCCCCGAGTACTACATGATGGTTAACGGCGAGCAGCGCATTCACTACAGCCACATCATCCGCCGCACAGGGGCTCGCCTGCCGCGCCGCATGCGCATGTTCGAGCAAGGCTGGGGTGACAGCCGCCTACGTCGCTGCATGTCTGACCTACGCGATGTGGTGGCCACCAAGGGCGGGATTGCCTCGCTGGTGCTTGAGGCCAACGTCGATACGGTGAGCGTTAAGGGTCTGCAAGGCGCTCTCGCCAGCGCTCAGAGTGACAAGATCACTGAGCGTTACCGCCTTTTCGGGATGATGAAGTCGCTTGTTAACCTCGGGCTGCTTGATCAGGACAACGAAAAGTACGAGCGCAACAGTATCTCGTTCTCCGGCCTGAGCCAGATCATGGAGCAGTTCATGGTGTGGACGGCTGGTGCTGCTGAGATGCCCGTTACTGAGTTGTGGGGCCAATCAGCCTCTGGCTTGAGTGCTACAGGTGAAGGTGACCGCAAGACCTACGAAGGCACCATCAAGGGTAAGCAAGACGGCCAGATGCGTCTCGACCTTGAGGCGCTTGACCAGGTGCTGATTCGCTCCGCACTTGGCGACTACCCAGCAGATCTTGAATTTGAATGGAAGCCTCTTTCCCTGCCTACGGGGACTGAACAGGCCCAGGAAGATCTTGCTGATGCGCAGGCCGACGCGCTGAGCATTGAGGCTGGCGTAATTCGCCCTAGCCATGCAATGCGCCGCGTACAGTCGAAGGGAACGTACGCCATCACCGACGAACAGATCGCCGCCCAGGAACAGATCGAGAAGGATCAAGACAATGGAATCGGCGACGACGGCGAAGGTCTCCCCGGCTTCTCCCTTGGAGAAACTGACGGCGACAAACCTGGCGATGCTGGAGCAGCGGAAAAAGAAACCCCGCGGCCCTAAGCCTGTTCTGCCAAGCCAAGAGGCTGAGCGCTACTACAGCGGCCAGCTTCGAGGCATGGTTAGGCTGATGGCTGGGGAGCTGGTCAAGGCGCTGGAGCCTGAGCTGAAACGCTTGAAGCGTGACTACATCGCTGATGCCAAGCCGACCATGGACGGCTGGACTGACGACATCCTCGCAGCAATACGCGGTGTATCGCGCCGGTTCAGCTCATCCCTGTTCGAATCCCAGATCAAGCGCGTGGCTGCCAGCACTGTAAGCCGCGCCGAGGCAGATAACGCTGAGGACTTCCGCAAGTCGGTCAATCAGGCGGTCGGTGTCGACTTCCAGTTGATCACCCGACCCAAGGGCATGCAGGACTACCTGGAAGCCTCCACCGCTGAAAACGTGAACCTGATCAAGTCGATCCCCGACGAATACTTCAAAAACGTCGAGACGATCGTTCTGGGCGGTATGAAGGATGGTCTCGCGCCTACCGCCATAGCCAAGCAGATACAGGAACAGACCGGTGTCAGCGCTAGGCGGGCCAAGCTCATCGCGCGGGACCAGGTGTCTCAGATCAATAGCGACCTAACTCGCCAACGCCAGGCAGCGGCCGGTATCGAGTTCTACAAGGCGGTGGATGCAGGCGATCAGCGCGTATCTGGTGCACCAGGCGGGAAATACCCCGACGCCAAGATCAGTTGCTACGGAATCGCCCGCCAGGACATTGGTTACGGACCAGGAATTTACAAGGTGTCGGATGGTGCTCCGTGGGGTGGCAAGACCGGCCTGCATCCCGGCAAGCACCACGTTCTCTGCCGATGCGTAGGCCTGGCCATGATCCCGGGCGTGAACTACTTCCCCAAAGACGGGTAACCCAATGCAAAGAATGACCATCGATGAGGCCTTCAAGCCTACGTCGCGAACACTCACGCCTGAAGGATTCCTCTGCGTGAAGGGTATTGCAGCCCGGACAGGGGTTTATCAGTACCTGTCGAGCGAGCTGGATCTGGATGGCCCTGAGCGCATCGTCAACGTCTACCGGTCGCCGGAAGAAGTGTTCAAGCCCGAGTCGATGGCTACTTACGCCGACAAGGACGTAACGAACGACCACCCGGACGATCTGGTCGACTCGACCACCTTCAAGGAAGTGTCTTCCGGCCATGTGCGCGGCGCCGCCCAGCAGGGTGAAAACGTTGAAGTGGACCTGATCATCAAGGATCAGTCGGCCATCGACGACATCGACTCAGGAAAGGCCGAACTATCCCCGGGCTACCTCGCCGAGTACGTGCTCGCCCCTGGCGTAGCTCCTGACGGCACGCCCTACGAATACGAGCAGCGTGACATCCAGATAAACCACGTCGCCGTTGTAGAAGCAGCGCGAGGCGGCAAGGTCGCCCGCATTTTTGACCACAAACCGAAAGGTATTACCCATATGGCGACCCGGAAAGTCTTTCTGGACTCCAAGAAAAGCCGCTCGATCATCCTGGACGAAGAGGCAGCAACGGTAGTCGAAGACGCCGTGGCAGCCTTACAAAAGTTCGCGGACGAAGAAGCGGAGCGCGCAGACAAAGCTGAAGCCACCAAGGACGAAGCCGAAGAGAAGCTGGAAGAGGCCAAGAAGGAAACTTCCGACGCCGCTATCGGCCTGCGCGTGAAAGCAACCCTCGACACCATCGCGCTGGCATCCAAGGTCGTGAAGTCCTTCGACGCCAAAGGCCTGGTCTCCCCCCTGGAGATCAAGCGCGCCGCTATGGCCCAACTCAAGCCGACTCGCGATTGGGCTTCCAAGTCCGAGGCCTACGTGACTGCTGCGTTCGATGCGGCCGCCGATGAGGCGGACGAGATGGATGACGACGACGAAGACAAATCGAAAGTCAACGACAGCCTCCGCCAGTTCGCCAAGGACGCTGCAGCTCACGGCCTGAAGCCGACCACTGACGGCACTGACGCTTACAACACATTCCTGCGGGGTGGCAAGTAATGGGCATTGCAATCGATACCTTCACTCAGTACGCCGGTAAGGCTTACGAAGGCCAGATCAATGACCTGAGCATGGCGGATGTAACTACCGCTGTTGCCACGGTCGCCATCCCCTTCGGTCGCGTCGTCGTGTCGGACACTGCTGATCGCTCGGGCAAGCTGCCTGCCGCCGGCGCCGGTTTCTTCCTCGGTATCTCGGTGCGCAAGCCTGTCGGTGTCAGTGGCAGCTACCTCACCGGCCAAGTCTCAGATAGCGGCAACGCAGTCGGAGGCTATCGTGCCGGCGAAGAAGTCAGCCTGTTGGCCCACGGCCGCATCTGGGTCAAGACCTTGGCCGGCGCCGTTAAGGGCGCGCAGGTGTACGCCCTGCCGACCACCGGCGAAATCACCAACGCCGCGACCGCTGGCAACCACGTCCTGGCCGGTTGCACGTTCCTGACGGCTGCCGCCGCCGGTGAGCTGGTGCTGGTACAGATCAAAGCCATCGCGCCTACCACCATCGCCGCTTAAGGATCAGATCGAATGAAGACTTTCGACGCTTCCCCCCAGGCGCAACTGGGCTTCCTGATTGGTCAACTGACCTACGTTGAACAGGAAGTCCTGCGCCAGCCGTACCCGGACATCAAATACCCATCGATCCTGTCGGTGGACACCTCGGCCCCCGACTACGTCGAATCGATCGCCTTCAAGGTGCTCGACTACAAGGGCGAGCCGGCACCGATCGGTGATGTATCGCACGACTTCCCCCTGGCCGAGATCGCGGCCAAGGTCGGTGGCGTGGACGTTGTTCAGGCTGGCCTGGGTTACAAGTACACTCAGATCGAAGTGGGCAAGGCCATGGAGATGGCAAACGCAACCGGTTTCGGCGGCGCCATCAACTACCTGGCCGAGAAGCCAATCGCTACTCGCACCCTGACCGAGCAATGGCTTGACCGCGTTGCTTTCGTGGGTGACGCTCGCTGGCCTTCGCTGGCTACCGGCGGCTTGCTGAAGTACCCAGGTGTTCCTGTCGTGGCTACCGGCACTCTGCTGGGCGGCGCGAACAAGACCATCGCGGCAATCCTGGCGGGCGGCGGTGAAACGGCGGCCAACGAGATCCTGACCCTGCTGAACAATGCGATCCTTCGTGTGTACAGCACTCAGACCAACTCTATCTTCCGCCCTACGCACATCCTGCTGCCGCTGACCGAATACGGCCTGCTGACCACGTTCCGTATTCCGAACACCTCGGAAACCCTGGTCAGCTACCTCGAGCGCGTTCTGAAGATCACCATCGAGCCAATCCTGCAGGCGTCCACCGCCGGCGCTGGTGGTGGTAATCGCATGATGGTCTACACCAAGAACCCTCAGTTCGCCAAATTCCACCTGCCAATGCCTTACACGCTCAATGCGCCGATCCCTGCGCATGGCGGCCTGGTATTCGAAGCTGCTGGTGTAGTGCGCACGGCTGGTACCGAGCTGCGTGTCCCGATGTCCCACCTGTACGTCGACGGCGTTTAAGGAGGCCATATGGCTCGCAAACAAGGCAAAACAGAAGAGGCCGCTTCGGCGGACCTCGTTGTCTGGACCAACATCAGCAAGAACCCGGTGATCCTGGGTGATGGCAGCACTGTAGGGGCTGGTGAGCAAACCACCCCAGAGCAGGCTGAGTTCGCCGATGGCTCGTTTTGGGAAGAGCATGGCGTTCTGGTTTCTGGCGCGCCGGTGCTCATGGATGACGGTGCGGATCAGATCGCGGCGCTGACTGCCGAAGTTGAAACCCTCCGGACTCAACTGGCTACTGCTGGCAGTGAGAAAGACGCGCTGCTGGCTGAAGTCGAAGAGCTGAAAAAGCAGATCCCTCCTAAAGAGTGATCGACCTATAGCCCCGCCCAGTGCGGGGCTGTTGTTTCCCCTTTCAAGGAATTAGCCATGACCGAAGAGCAGCAGATCGTTCTGATGCTAAAGGGGCTCGTTTCCGAGCTTCCTCCAGAAGGCCGAGAGCAGTACGAGGCCGCATACAAGCAGATCAAGGAAATCAGTGCGTCAAGCGAGGCCGCTGGAATTGCCTTGTGCGTTCTGGGAGCCGAAATGGCTGCTTCCTGACCCCCATGACTCTGAGGTTGCAACCGTGGCTGAACTGACAATTGAAGTGACGCCGGCGATCATTGCGGACTTCCGAGCGTTCTACGAAGAATTTTCCAGCAGTGCCGTCTGGTCTGATACCAAGATCACCAAGGCGCTGTATATCGCACGCGGTGAGTTTGGCGGCTGTGCGAACTGGGGCGACTACAAGCCCTACTCATTCTTCCAGCGAGGCTGGTTCGCCCTGGCGGCGCACTACCTGACCTGGAACAAGGCGACAACCGAGGCCACATCGGCAGACGGCAGCGCATCGACCCCCTACGCAGTCGCCAGCAAGGGCGTGCGGGATGAGTCGGTGTCCTACGCCATTCCGGCGGCCAACAACGACCTGACGACGTGGGAAGCGGCCGTGGCCCTGACTCCCTACGGTCTCGAATACCTTCACCTGCGCTCGCGGGCGGGAATGGGAGCGATCTGCGTATGATCGAGCCAACTGTCAGCCTGGTTAATGCTCAGCAGGTCCACAAGGCACTGAAAGACCTAGCCAAAAGGCTAAAGGGTCGCGAAAAGGTTCTGGTGGGCGTCCCGAAAGGCGCCGGCGTTTATGAGGATGGCCTTACCATCGCCACTATTGCGGCAGTAAACGAATTCGGCGCTGAGGACATCAAGCATAAAGGCGGCGTCTCCTATGGCTACAAGACGGAGAAAGACGCAGAAGCTGGGCATGTGAGATTCATGAAGTCCGGCGAGGGCTTCATGGAGTTAGGGAAAACAAGTGCGCACACAGGTAGTATTCCTGCGCGCCCCTTCCTGCATCCAGGAGTTGAAAATGCGGCTCCGTTATTCACCAAGCTTGCGGAGCTCATGATTCCAAAGGTGCTTACTGGCGAGTTTGCCATGAGAACCCTTCTTGAGCAGATGGGAAACATGGCAGAGAGCAGTGTCAAGCAGGCCATCACTGATCTAAAGGATCCGCCAAACGCCAGATCAACTATTGCGAAGAAAGGGTCTGACAACCCACTGATCGATACGGGCAACCTCCGACAATCCATACGCTACGTCATTGATGACGGGGTCGAACCTATTGAAGAGGGCTTGTAATGGGCCTGAACATGCGCGGCCACGTCAGCGGGCCATTCATCACGCACAAGGGCGTGGTGCTCAATCGGTATTCCAGCGCAATTGTGGATTTTGAGCCGGTACTAGCCATCACCTACACCGACGCCTTCGACGCAAACGTGCAGCCGGTCAGCGACAAGGAGATCGAATTCCTGCAGATCGGCGCCGAGCGCATCAATGATGTGCGGGTGATTCACCGCAATGACGGTAAGGGTATCGAGGTTTCCACCCCAGGCAAGCTGGCCGACATCCTTGTATTCGCTGAGACGCCAGATAAGCCAGCCACCTGGTGGAAGTCCATCGCGACCGACTACCGGCCCTGGCACAACTTCTGCCGCGCGGTCGTGGCCAAGCTTGACCCTGCCGAGATAGCCAGCCTGGAGGCGCACACCGATGCTTGACTCCAAAGCGCTATCCAAAGCGGTTTGCCGGATTGTCGTGGCGGTTACGGGGCTGCCAGTCGACAAAGTGATCCTTGCGGACAACAACACCGCTGCCCCTTCTGGCAGCTACTGCGCGGTTCGCCTGCAAAACCCTGAGCAATGGGGTCAGGCGCTGAACTCGCAAACCAACGTACCTGCGCAGGATGATCCGCAATACGAGGACATCATCGCCAAGGTTGCCACCCAGTTTACGCTGGGCTTCAGCATCAACTTCTACCGGGCCGGCGCCGTGATGTATGCCGCCGCCCTGTGCGAAGCGAATAAGCGCGAACCGGTTAAAAACATCCTGCGTACTGCAAAGCTTGGCTGGTCCCGCGTGTCAGCAATCAACAACCTGACCGGCCTATATCAGGCCGCCATGGAAGAGCGATCCCAGCTCACCCTCTACCTGTATGGCGAATCCATCGCCGAGGACCGCGTGCAGCGGATCTATCGCGCGGGCTTCTCCATGCAAACTGAACAATCTGGCGCTGTGGCGCAAGGGGAAGTAAATGGCTTATCCGGCTGAAAGCATCATCAACATCACCACGCTGATCAACTCGGCCGGGCTTGGTACTTCCAACTTCGGCGCGGGCATGGTATTTGCCGACTCCGACTCATCGAGTGATTCTGCATTTCTGCCTGGCACCTACCGTGACTACGGGACAGCTGCTCAAGTGGCGGCGAACTTCAACATTGCCTCAGACCCTTACAAGGCTGCTGAAGCTTGGTTCTCTGCCGTTCCGAAGCCAAAGAGCTTGCGTATCTATCTGCGCATCGCAGAAGACACGCCAGTCGAGTCGCTGAACGATGCGATCAGCAAGGGTATCTGGTTCTACTGGTTCGAGTTTGAGACTGGTATTCGAGCAGTAGATGCTGACGTGCTGGCCTTGGCCGCCGCTGGCGATGCCGCTGGCAAGTTCTTCGCCTACACCTCGAACCAAGCAAGTATCCGAGACCCCTCCGTCACTACCGACATCGTCAGCAAGGCCGTTACGCAGGGCTCTCGTCGTGCATTCGTAGCCAGCCATGCGACCGAGCTGTATGAAGGCTTCGAAATTGCCGCTGTTTTCAGTCGTGTCAATTTCAACGCGGCCAACTCGACCATTACTGGCGAGTACAAAAAGCTCCCAGGTATCGACGCTGAAAGCCTGACTCCTACTGCTTACAGTGCCATGAAGCAGAAAGGCGCTGTGTTCTATACGGTCGTTGAGACTGGCGGTGAGCGCGATAATGGCCGGATCATCAACTCCAAGACCACGTCTACCTTCGGCGAATTCATCGACGATGTGTTCAACCTCGACGCCTTCACGAACTTTATGACTGTCGCGCTTTACAACGCGCTAACCAAGGTCCCTACCAAGCTGCGCCAGACTCCTGCCGGCCAACAGATCTTGATCGATGCTGCGGCTCAGATTGGCGAAAAGTTTATCGACAACGGTTACCTGGGCGAGCGCCTGTATCTGGATGACGAAACCGGCGAAGAGAAGTTGAGTCGCGGCTACGAGATCCTGACCAAGGCTGACGACATCTTGACGATCTCCGACGCTGAGCGCGCCGCACGTGGTGCCGCGCCGATCAGCATGCGCATCTTCCGTGCAGGCGCTATCCACACCGTCGATCTGACGGCCAACGTTGAATAAGGGGCGCTGACTCATGTCTTTAGCTGATCTTTCTGTAGAAAACACCATCGTGGTTATCACTGGCGTCGGTGTGCTGGACGACTGGGGCCGTACCGACCCGCCGTTTACGGTTGAGCCGATTGATGACCAGGCGAACCTGAGTCGTGGTCTGGGTGGTAATGCTGTTCGCTTCCACCGCAAGAACCCTGGCCTGCGCCTGACCGTGAACCTGATGCCAGGCAGTCCGCAGGCCCTGGCATTGCAGGCTCAGATCACGGCTAAGGCCGAAGTATCTGGCTCCTATGCGTCGATTGCCGGCCTTGAAGGCGGCGTGTTTAGCGAGGGCGTGGTAACCCGTGGTAAATCCATGGCGCGCGGCGGCCCTGGCATGAATGACGCAACCTTCGTCATGGAATTCAACAAAGGTGTGATTGTATGAGTCAGGCCGAAGCCTATATCCGCACGATTGAGCATGACGGGGTGACTTATCGCTTCGGCATGCCAAGTGCGGAGAAACAGCGCGCGGTGCTGTTTCGCCTGGGCAAGTATGGCGTGGAGCCCATGATCAAGGGGCTGGCGCTGGCCGAGATTGGCGCAGCATCGTCATTCATGGTCGCCGGCGGCATCGTCGGGACCATGCTTGCGCGCATGCCTGAAGACGACTTCAACTTCGTCTGCGATTCCATGCTGGGCAAGCTGTTCAAGGAAGGCAGCCAAGTTCCGGTCACCATGGAAGACTTCTCGGGCCGATTGAAAACCTACTTCACCATTGTGGTGCTGGCTCTCGGGAACGTTTTCGAGGATTTTTCCGGACTCCTGACCCTCTTCCAGAAATCTACCGCTTCAGCCGAGGCGCCGGATTCGAGTCAGGAGAGCGCCTAAACCCGGCTGTCGATTGGGAGTTGTGGCGACCATGCGTTGGTATACCAGGGCTTTGCCCGCCGCTTTGCACCTATAACCAGCTCACGGATGGCACCCATTCGCTTGGATGGGTTAAGCGGGCCAACCTGGTCATGGACGAAATGATCTACGCCCGATGCCTGGCTGAAGTGAATTCAAAGAGCTGATTTAGTCTTCATCAGCTCTCTTCGAACGGAATCGAAGTCGGTGCCGTAGAAGATCAGCGGGGGAGGCGCGTCTAGCTCAACTTTCATGCTCCCGGCCTCGACAGCCTTAAGCATGAAATCCTTTCCCTGCGCGCTGGACGGCCCAAATATCCGAGTTCCATTCATACAAAATGATTGAAACTTTAAGTAAGTGTCATTGACTTTGTAAGGGCCAGCTTCGTTAGGCCCATTGGACTCTCCCGATTTACACAATGCACTGTTCGGGTCCATTAGGTTGATATGTATCTGTCCCTCCCTGATAGAGGCCGTCAAAGCTGGTGCGTTCGATGCAGCAGGACTCATGAAGAACATACTTGATCCGAAAGGGCGCCAGCTAGGGTCCAGTCTCGATGTCTTGACGGAATCGGCGACTGAAGGATTGCGGTCGCTACTGCAAAGTATCCATTTTTTTTGATAACCATATGACTCTCTTGGTCCCCAGCACCAGCCAAGTTTTTGGATTTTTGACATGGTCTTTTCCCGCTCATAACAAGCTACTGGCGTATTCGGATCATCGCCGGGGCCGCCACGACACTTTGTATTTTCTACTTCGGCCTTCTTTATGAGTTCATCTGGTCTCGCAGGATTTATATCCGAGGCTGAAGATAGTGGAAGCCAGCATATGAGTAGCGAGGACAGAATAAGGTAAACAACAGATTTTGATTTAGTTGCTTCCTTCCTGCTTATAAGTTCCATGGCATTCCTTAATAAAATGGATGTTAAACTATCCATTATGGGGTATATCGCGTGCGAGTTCTAGAAAGCTTCCTGATTGCCCTAGGCATAAAAGTTGACGAAAAATCATTCCAGAAGGCTGACGCTGCTTTCGGCGGCCTGACAAAATCTGCTTTGCAGTTAGGCGCAGTGTTCGCCGGGAAGCTGGCCATCGACAAGGTGGTGGGCGATTTCAAGCAGGCCGGTACCGAGCTGAACAGCTTTAACAAGCTGACTGGCATGAGCACTCAGAATGTTCAGATGCTCGGCCAGGCACTCAAAGCCCAAGGCGGGAATGCCTCTGATGCATTCAGCGCCATGCAAAAGATTCAAGATTTGATGGCCTCTCCACGCACAGGTAACGTCGGGTGGTTTGGGGATGTGGCAAAGCTTGGATTGAATCCAGACGCCATAATTGGAGCGCAAAGCACTGCCGAGGCACTAGTAAATATTGCTGGTGAGTTTGAGCACATGGACAAGCTCAATCAGCGACTAGCTGGCAATGCTCTTGGGCTTGATGACTCAACGGTTCGTTTGCTCATGCGCGGTCGCGCAGAAGTTGAGAAGCAACTGGACTCCCGCGGCAAGCTTGCCGTGATGACCCAGAAGCAAATCGACGACTCGGCACGTTTGACCAAGGCAACCAGCGAACTTGACCAGGTGTTCACCGATATCGGTAACACCATCGCCGGAGAGCTAACCCCGGCCCTGGCCGATATGGCTGAGGACTTCGTAGCCTTCTACAGGGCCAACAAAGAACTTGTTGACTCAGGCCTGAAAGAGTTCTTTGGCGGCGTGGCTGACAACATCCAGCTCGTTGCCGTCGCCATGGCGCTGCTTGGCGGCGGCGCTGCACTCAAGGGTTTGGCTGCTCTGCGCGCCCTTGTTGGACTGGGTGGCGTTGCTGCCGGTACAAGTGCCGCAGGAGCGGCCACTGGAGCTGCTGGTGTATCTCTGCTGGCTAGGGCCGGGGTGCCGCTGACCGCTCTTTTGTACTCCAGTAGTCTCAACAGTGGTGAGGATACTGAGCTGCTGAATAACCGCCTGAAGAAAGGTGGGGGTGATGCGGTCGGCGCAGTAGTCGATTACTTCACGTCAAAAGGATGGTCGAGAGAGCAAGCTGAGGGTATTGCAGCCAACATTGAGGCCGAGAGCGGATTTAAGGCGAATGCCAAAGGTGACGGTGGGCAAGCCTATGGCTTGGCTCAGTGGCATCCAGATCGACAGGCCGAGTTCGCCAAGCAGTACGGCAAGGACATTCGCAATTCTACTGGCGCCGAGCAGCTTGAGTTCATCAACCACGAGTTAACCCGGGGCAACGAGAAGTCGGCCGGCACCAAGCTACGCGCCGCGACCAGCTCCTACGACGCTGCATCGATCGTATCCCGCGAATATGAGCGCCCTGCAGATGCGGCCGGCGAGGCGTCGAGGCGAGGTGCAAGCGCGGCCGGGTACACCGACAACCGCGTGTACCACATCAACGGAGCCGACACTGGAATGGTCAAGCAAGTGCTCAATGAGCAGATGGGCAAAATGACCGAGCAAACAGCGCAGGATTTTAAGAGCCCTGAACTATGAGCCTGATGAGTATCTTCAGTAAGACGCTGCCAAAAATTGGCTCTCTTGAGTTCGACGCGAAGCTTGAAGGGATCACCAGCAAATCAATAACGCTCACTCAGTACCCTGTTGAATTTGGCGCTAACACCAATGATCACGCCATCCTAATGCCAAATCGGTACTTGTTGACTGGGGCTGTCTCTAACAGCCCTCTCGGCCTTGGCCTGGACGATATAGGCATGATGGGTGCAGGAGCGATTGCTACTGCTGTAGGCGGCATTGGCGGGGCAGCTATCAGCGCTGTTTCTGCCTACCTCCTGTCCAGTAGTGACGAGACGCGGGCATCCACGGCCTGGGCTGCACTAACCGCGCTTATGGAGTCTAGAGGAAGGTTCGATCTGGACACTGGCAAGGAGATCATGCGCGACATGATGATCACCCGGCTGGACGAGCGTACGCGCCCAGAAAACGAGGACGGACTTGTATTCATTGCCGAGCTTCAGCAGGTACGGATCGTAAAGTCACAGATAGGCCGAGGAGTAACTTCGGCGGATCAGTTGATGAAAAACGACACCGTCTCTACTCAGGGCGCTCCCATGGTGACGACTGGCGATGCCGCCGTTGAGGTTATCCAATGAGCCGATACAGCGTATCTATGCAAGCGTTGCCGGCTCAGACCCTTGTAGCCAGGCTGGGAAAGAACTCGCTCACCATTGAGCTGCAGTGGATGGTGAGGATGAGTGTTTTTCGGGTGAATATCCTGACATCCCTCGGTCTTACGCTTACAAGCGGGCGGTACTTGCTACCGAATGTTGATCTTCTAGCTGGGCTCTACCCGCGGCCATCCATCAAGTACGGATCTCTTTTTCTTGAGGGAGACCTTGCTACTCCAGAAAACCTGGGCGTCGACAATCTTTTGGTGTGGACCGATGAATGATGAACTCTTCCTGCGTAACTACCGACTGAAGATTGGGCGAAGCACTGGCTCAAAAGTTTACGAGATGATGCCCAATGAGCAGGCCCCTAACGCTGACGGGCTGCGCATTACATTTCAGGTTACCCACTTTGCTGGTGGCGCATTCAGTGTGGCTGAGATCACCATCTACAACGTTACAAGGTACTCAACCAAGCAAATGCTCGGCGACGGCTCAGTGGATAAGTACGAGTTCATTTCACTTGAGGCGGGTTATGACGGCCTGTTCGGGTCAATTTTCGTAGGACAAATAACCAACGCCCAAGTGCACTTTGAGGATGGCGGCGCTACCCGCGGAATTCGCTTCTTTTGCAAGTCCTCGGCAAAAGAGCGCGACCAGAACATCATAAACATCACCCTTTCGCCAGAAACCGACCCGGTTCAGATCATCGAAGAATGCGCTTTGATGTTTAACGCCGAGATCCAGTTTTATGGCGACTTCTCTACGCTGAAACGACGATCTCGCGGGACTGTACTTCAGGGCAGCCCAACCGCCTGCATGAACGATCTGTCTGAAGCATTCCAGTTCGATTGGATGGTTGAGAACGGGGCCATAAAGATCATCAAGCGCGAATTTTCCATTGCTGATCAGGTTTATGTGATCAGCGCGGGGACGGGGATGATTGGCTCTCCAGTTGTCACCGATACCGAAGTTGGCATTCGATACGCGCTCAACCCGAAGATCAAGCTAGGCGACACCATAAAGCTTGAGTCAATGGCGCCCCGCTTTGAGTTCTCGGGCGCATTCTTCTACGACATCCCGCGCACTATTGGCGAGGGTTATTACAAGGTCAACTCTCTGGTCTTTGCTGGCGACTCCCATGGCGACCAGTGGGAAAGCCAGATCAGCTGCCTACGTCTTGGTGCGGCAGCCCAGGCCGGAATTTCTGAAAGGGCTACCCGATGAGCGATCCGCTTGATTCCAGGATTCAGGCTGAATACTCGAAAATGCTGCGCGGGATATTCGGTGAATATCTGAAGGACAACATGCGCACCAGCGTGCCTGGCCATGTGCTGAGTTTTGACCCTGCCAGGCAAACAGCGGAAGTCCAGATCGGGCTAATGCTGGAAGACCGCCAAGGCGTGCAGCAGGCGCGCCGGCCAATCATCCATGTGCCCGTTCAGTTCTGGGGTGCTGCAGGCGGAACACTTGAATGCCGGGTTGCAAGCGGTACTGAAGGTGTTCTGTTCTTCTCTCAGGAGTGCATCGACTCTTGGGTTGACCAAGGTGGTGTGGCGGTCAAGTCTGAGCCTCGGCGCTTCTCGATCAACGATGCCTACTTTATCCCCGGCGTTCGCTCGCTGCCCGGCGCGATAACTGACTTCAGCAATGACGGAATCCGCCTTCGCAGTAACGATGGATCCGCCTACTTCTGGATTCACGACAGCAAGGCTCTTGAAATAGGTGGCGTGTCGCTGAACGTAAAGTGCCCGGTTAACTTCGAGCAGCCTGCCAACTTCGAGCTTGCCGTAACCACAGAAACTACGATCCAAAATCAGGGCGTCAGCATTGGTTTCGAGCACACCCACAATGGCGTGCAATCTGGTAGCGGAAACTCTGGAGTGGTTAACCCATGACGGTACGAAAGCTGGACGCAGACGGCGACCTGGCCCTTGGCCCGCAGGAATTCCTGACCGGATACACCGCAGAGGAGGTCGCGCAGAACGTGGTTACACGCCTCAAGTTCTTCTTGGGTGAATGGTTTTTGAATACCTCCGACGGCACCGATTGGTTCGGTAGCGTTTTGGGCAAGGGGTCCGCGTTTGCATCCCGCGAGGCTGTGATTCGTCGTCGCATACTCTTGACCCCTGGATGCGCCGGCATGACAGCCTTCAGCATCACTACTGACATTGCTACACGTCAGCTCACCGTTAGCGCCTCGATCGTCAGTACTGGCGGCGATAGCGCAGAAATCAATTATGTTCAGGCGATCGTCTAATGGCTCAAATCACCGACCAAGGAATCACCGGGCGCTCGCTCAATGAGTACCTGGCTGACATTGAAGGCAAGACACTCGCGATCGATCCTGAATGGAATATCGAAGCAGATAGCCCAGACGGTCAAAGGATTGGTATCGAAGCCGAAATGCTGGCCAATCTAGACGAGGCCGTAGTTGCGGCATATCGCAGCAAAGACCCAGATAGCGCCACTGGTGAGGCGCTTAGAGACATCGGGAAAATATCCGGCATCCCAATTCGAGACGCTACCTACTCCGTCGCACCCATCACCGTCACTGGCCAAACTAGCTCAACCATTCCGGCAGGTTCACAGGTACGAAGCCGAATTGACAACACTGTGTGGCTGACAACTGCCGTTATTGTCATCGGCGTCGGTCAAACAGCAAACGGTTTTGCTACCTGCACCACGCCAGGCCGTGTTCTTGCCTCGCCTGGTGAGCTGACCATCATCGGCACACCCACCGCTGGGTGGTCTACCGTTACGAACGGGGAAGCTGCTGCAGGCGTCCCAGCTGAAAGCGATGAAGACTTTCGCATCCGAAGAAACAATGGTGTGTCGCGCGCCGGAAGCAACATGCGCGACAACATGGAAGCCAATATCGCAAGCGTTGCCGGCGTGACAGCCGTCAAAGTCCTGGAAAATAGCAACGATTCGCCATTTGACTCTGATGGTGTTCCGTATACCGGGATCGCAGTTATCGTGAATGGCGGTTCTGATGCAGACATCGGTCTGGCGATGTATCAGAAGCACAACCCTGGCACGCCAATGTACCCAAGGTACAGCACCAAGACTGATACTTGGGTTGATGCGCCGGGCGCGAATGGAGTGAAGGTATCGGGCCGATCGCCTGTTACTGGAAACCCTTACACGATGACTTTTCAGCGTGCAACCGGGTTGCCGATATTCCCGTCAATCACGATTAAAAAGCAGGGCGACCTCCCTTCAAACATTGATGACCTTATTCGCCAGGCGGTTATTGCCGACTCAACCAGAACTCTATTCGACGGAGAAACCACCTCTGGATTTAACCGAGGCGGCTATGACATTGGCGAAAAGGTTCCTCCTGGCAGGATTTACACGCCGGTCAACAAGGTTCTTGGGAAGTATGGCGATAGCTACATTACATCGCTGACCATCGGCCTATCGGCTGGAGCTCAAGGGCTAACCCCTATTCAGCCGACCATCTCTCAAATCGCAACCTTCGACGCGGAGAACATTGCGATCACGGTGACGCCATGATAATTGACCATGTAGAGCGTGCTAGGTCTCGAATTATCAATGAGTATCGCAATAAGCAGCGCATGGTCGATTGGCTGACTATCGTTCCAGAGATTGCCAATCAGAACCTTGAATCTCCTCTTGATCGAATCTACAGAAGCTATGACGTAGACACCGTGGTCGGAGAGGAGCTCGACATCATTGGTCGGATCGTCGGCGTTCCTAGACCGATTCTGCGTGCCGCAGCATTCGACGTTTTCGGTTATCAGGGCAACGATAGCTATACCAACTATAATATCGCGCCCTACATAGGTGATGGCGAAGCCGTTGATGCGCCTCTAAATAATGATCTGTACCGCAAGCTTATTAAGGCAAAGATCGCGAGAAATATCAGTGACGGAACTGCTGATAGCATCATCCAGTTAGTTGAAATCATCATCGGAGTGAAGGTTACTGCCTTGGTGAGCAATGTTGATAAGTCATTCGATATCGGAGTTGCCTCTACGCTGGACAATACGACGCTTTACCTGATCGAAAACTTCGACCTTATCCCTCGCCCGCAAGGAGCTAGGATTGGAGAGATATTCGTCCTTCCGATCAACATCGATGCAATAGAAGCATCGTCCTCGCATATCTACGAATACGGCAACGTGACACTGCCTGGAGATTTAGCCTAATGGCAAGACAGCCTTTTAATACGAGATGGGCCCAGGGCGTTGAGACCGAGGACAACCTCAATACCTTCAAAGTGCCTGACGATGTTCGGCTGTCGACTGGATGGCAGGGCGGCCAGGATAAGGACGCTCCACCTGCAGGTCATGAGAACTACTGGCACAACCGTGTCGATAGCGCTCTTCAGGGAGTTGAGCGCAACGGCGTTATGATTTGGCACGCGCAGGCAGTGTACGGCCTTGGGGCGCCTTCCTATGCGAGTGACGGCAACTATTACGAGAGCCTTGTTGCTAATAATGTCGGCAACAACCCAGTTCTCACCACTGGCTTCTGGAGATATTCAGGGTCCTCGTTCTTCGCTGGTAGCGATCCGGGTGACGGGAAGATCGTCTATCACAACAATACGCCTTCGCCTGGATGGCTGAAGTGTAACGGTGCTGTTCTTTTACGCGCTTCGTATCCAAGGCTTTTTGCTGTGATTGGCACTCTCCATAACATTGGAGGAGAAACCAGCCTGCAGTTCAGACTTCCTGATTTCCGGGGGGAGTTTGTCCGTGGATTTGATGACGGTCGCGGAGTTGATGCTGGAAGGGTATTTGGCAGCCCTCAAGGCAGCCAGTTAGAAAGTCATAATCACCGACAGAATGCCGCACAGACTGGACAATTTGATATTACCCCATCATCCACTCTCCGCTATGCATTGACTGGCGGCGGGTCCACCGATTTCTCTTCGGGCCCGGCAAATCAGTGGACCATGGATTCCGGCGGATCAGAGACGAGACCAAGGAACAAGGTCGTAAATTACTGGATCAGATACTGATGGGAATACAAATTCAAGCTGGCCAGCGCATTGTCTACCAGGCTGACGCATACGGTTTTTATGTAGGTGAGGCAGTGGCCGACCCAGACCCACAGAATCCAGGCCAATGGCTTATCCCTGCTGGCTGCGTGGAAACAAAGCCGCCAGAAACTAGTGGGAATAAGAGATACCAGTGGGCCGGATATAAGTGGAAGGCAATCATCGAATAGGTATTGGTATGGAGCGCAAGCGTAAACGTCACTTCAGCGACAAGATGGAAAAGTTCTGTCTTGCCTATGTCGAGACAGCCAACGCAGCGGAGTCATATCGGATCGCCTACAACACCGAAAATATGGCTACCGCAACCATAGGCCGAGAAGGCTACAACACCCTACAGAAGCCCCAGGTTCAAGCCAGGCTCGAAGAATTAAGGAAGAAAGTCATGGAGCGTCACGAAATCACCGTGGACACGCTCCTGGCCGAGCTGGAAGAGGCCAGGAAGGCTGCACTCGGTGCCGAGACACCTCAGACATCTGCCGCTGTATCGGCCACCATGGGCAAGGCAAAGCTGCTGGGCCTGGACAAGAAGATCGTGGAGCTTACCGGGAAAAACGGCACGCCGATCCAAACCAACTCGACGGTCACGGTTGACCAGAAGGCCCTAAGCTCCGTGCTGGGCTGCCTATGAGCAAGCTGCTCGACTGGGATGTAATGAGCGGCGCAGAACGACAAGCAGCAAAACTCATCAGCGAGCATTCTCCGCTGTCGTTCATGCGTGTTTTTTTCCAGCTGAACCAGGGCATGAAGATGCTCTGCAACTGGCACCATCGCTACATGGACCACACAGCTTTGAGGGTGCTGTCTGGTGAACTGAAGAACGTCGTGTTCAATATGCCGCCGGGCGGGACAAAGACCGAGTTCTGGTCAATCCATGTTCCGTCATACGCCATGACCATGTACGACCGGACGCGCACGCTCAACGTCTCCTACTCCAAGGCCCTTGTCGAGGAGAACTCAAACCGCATCAAGTCGATCATCACCAGTGATGAATATCAGGATTTGTGGCCGTGCGACCTGGGAAAGGCTGACGTAGCCAACTGGGTCATCACGGACGAGCGCGGGCGTAACAAGCACCAGATCTTCAGCCGATCCACCGGTGGGCAGATCACCGGCGTGCGTGGCGGCTATATCTCCGAAGGCTTTACCGGCTTCATCAACCTGGATGACCCCGAGAAAGCAGACAGCGCCTTCAGCGCAACTATGCGGGCGAAGGCTCAGCGCATCATCACAAACACCCTGCGCAGCCGGAGAGCATCCCCAGACACCCCCGTCATCTGCACGCAGCAGCGCCTGCACACCGATGACGTGTCGGGCTTCCTGCTAAAAGGCGGCATGGGCTTGGACTTCGCGCACATCAAGGTCCCCGCCCTGGTCACGCGCGATTACATCGCCAGTCTGCCCGATGAGATACGGGAGCACGCCGAGCGCGATGTCTTTTCTGGCCAGTCAATCGTTCGTGGTGGCGTCGAATACTGGTCGTACTGGCCCGCCAAGGAAACCGTTGAGGACCTGATGGCGCTGTGGGACCGCGACCCTTACACCATGGTCAGCCAATACCAGCAGGAGCCCGTAGCGCTGACTGGCGGCATGATCGACGCCGACTGGTTCAAGACCTACGAGCAGCTGCCGTTTCTGGTATGGCGTGGCGTGTACGCAGATACCGCACAGAAAACCGGCGAGCAGCACGACTTTTCCGTCTTCAATCACTGCGGCCTGGGCGTCGACGGAAACCTCTACTTAATCGATGTGCATCGCGGTAAATGGGACGCTGGCGATCTTGAAGCGGAAGCTCTGCGAGTATGGCAAAAGTGGAAGGACTGGGACCCGTTCCGGCCGGCCGCCCTTCGTTACATGCGCGTCGAGGACAAATCGTCTGGAACTGGACTGATCCAGACCATCAGCAAGAAGGGCGCGATACCGATCGAGCCTCAGCCACGCGGCCCAGCGGCGAACAAGGTAACTCGGTGTATGGACGCGGTTCCATGGCTAAAGTCTGGCCGAGTGTTCGTTCCAGCGATCTACGACGATCAAGGCCGAAAGATAGAGCACGTCAAGGACCACCGCGGTGAGATTGTTGCTTCCACGGACTGGGTAACACCATTCCTCACCGAAGCATCGGCCTTCACTGCTGACGACACCCACGACTTCGACGACCAAGTGGACACCCTGTTCGACGCGGTCGCCGACATGCTCATCAGTAACAACGGCGACTTCTTCTCCGGCAACTGGCTTTAAACCAAGCCCCTGATACGCCCCAACTTTCGTTGGCCGAACCCGGCTGCGCTCATTAAACACGCCCCAAGGAAACGACATGACTGACCAGGCTCAGCGTCTTGAGATCGCCACAGTTCGCGCGGAGATCGGCAGCAACATCACTTACCGGTTCAATAATGACGCAATTGATGCGCTTTTAATCCCGACAGATTCTGGAAATATCAAAAACCTCAAACAGGTCATTGCCGACATCCAGCAGGAAGGCGCCGAGAAGATCAGCTTTGCAACAAAGATCTATCCAACAACTGCTGCCGGCATTTCCGCAACAGTGGCCGGAGAGATTTTCCTTGTTGCAGCCTCTAATGCAGATGAGATCTACGCTGTCTGGCAGAACACCGCCGGCGTTGCAGTTGACACTGGCAAGAGAGCAATCTCCGCGTCCGCAGTGATTGCAGCCACTGATGCAGCACAAGCCTCTGCCAATGATGCTCAGACAGCTGCATCAGAAGCCACAGCCAAGGTCGCTCCATTCCTTTCGCCAGCCTCGATTGACCCAGTCGCCAGGGGAGATGGGAGCGATCTTCAACCTGGCGATACTTATTTCAACACTATCATTCAGGCGATTAAGGTTTACTCAACCTCAGGCTGGGTAGCTGCAAACGTTACCGGCACTGATTTATCTGCCGCCATCAATACCAGAGAGCCAACAATCTCTACAGGATCTTCAGGTCAGTTCTGGGCTGGTGATAAAGCCTTCAAAAATATTAATAAGTCTGACGTTGGTCTCAGTAACTTAGATAATACTTCTGATATCAATAAGCCTGTTTCGATTGCCCAGCAGAATGCACTTGATCTAAAGCCAGACCGTGACTCGGTAAGTATCTCCGTTGCAAACATTACCGCGCTGAAGTCCCTATCTACCTCTTCGGCAAAATACGCATATCGTCAGGGCTACTCATTACCTGGTGATGGTGGGCATTCCTTCTGGCGATTTGATTCATCGTCAGTGGCAACTCCTGATGACGTAAAGGTTATCGCCCCCAATAATGGTGCAGGCCGCTGGCTGCTCAACCATAACGGCATCATCAGCGTTAAGCTCGGAGGCGCCAAAGGTGACGGCGTGACCGATGATTTCGCAGCCATCACGCGAGTTCATGCGGCATTTCCTGATGTTCACTATCCTGCCGGCAACTACGTCGTATCCGCCCGCCTTCAGCATGTTGCGCCGTATGGTATGTATGGCTCCGGCGTAAACATCACCACCTTTACATTTACGGGCGCAACTAAGGGAATTCGCGTGATTCAGAACTCCGCAGCAGGCGGGGTGTACGCATCCGGGGCAACGCTGCTAACTAACAGTGCCAGCACCACTCATGTCGGTCTGATGATTGACGGATCACCTCAATACAACGGTGACGATACTGCGCTGCGCATCATTGGTGACCGTACAGCCAAGCGTGCATACGTGAGTCATATTGACACTCGTGGCACTACTGACAACGCCGGTTGGGGTATGGGTGTACAATTTCACTCTATTATCAATTTTTCGGCTGAAGATCTGTCAAACCGCGGTGTCATCCCAGCGAATCCTTTAACGGATGCGTTGATAGGTCACGGCGTGGTAGTCAGCGGTAACGGTGCTGTAGTGGATTTTAGTCTGCGTCGTATCTGGGGATTCTATTCAGATACGGGCATTCTTATGCCGGACTATCTGGAAGGCGGGCATATCTACGACTATGAGTTTGTGGCTGTGCGGTATGGAATTCTAGGTAGATACACTTCTGGTATTAGCGTGCTTCCATCGTCAATATGCGGCTCTTTGGGTATGCATATCGGGCAGGGGCATGTGAATTGTCAAGTTGCTGGTGTTTTACTGGAAAAACAGAACCAGTCTCATGTTGTTAATCAAAACATCTACCTACAGACTCGATCCATTGACGCTCCTGGTATCTGCGTGTATCTTACTGGCGGTAACTGGAGCACAGTAGATTCTATTTTCTGTAACGGCGACTCTGCGCTAAATACAAAGTCCCTTAACTCAGGAGTAATCCTTAGTGGGTGTGGATTATCCACTGTAACAAATGTTTCCGGTAGCAGTTTGCTGAGCGCCATTACGTGCATTGACTCGTCTAATAACTTCATAGACAACATTCGCGCAGCATTTTGCACCCACATTATTAACACTAATGGGGGCAGTGTTGCTAATAAGATTGGACGTAGATATGGACAAGGAATTACCGGCGTAGAACTGAGCGTGTCTGGTACAACCATCGTCCCTGCCAGCACGTACACCCTAAGCTTCACTATCGCATTCTCTGGCCAGGCAACGTTCGTACAGGATATACCTCTGCCTGATGGTATGTTCGCCAGCACCCCGGATTTTGGATATTTAGTTGCAGCTAATGGCTCAATAGGGTTCAATATTCAATATGTATATGACGCGTCCTCTGCGACCAACGCTAAATTTTTTATATCCCCAATTTCGCCAGCCGCAAACCTTGGATCAGCAGTTGTGAGATTTGGATGCAGCGTATCCGGGAAATAGCATAAATGGAGGTCCAGGCTCCCATTTTCTAGCCTCAGCACGATTTATTAAAAGTCAGGCTGCGCTCCTGCTTGCTTCGGTAGCGCTAGCCACTTAAGCGCCAGCCGAGGCCATTGAAGCGTCCGTGAACGTGAAGGGTATCTGAAGTGCTGCGCCGGTGATGGTTTTTTAGCCGGCGTTCAGGTATTTTTGCGCATAAATTCATGGCAAGGGAAGAAAATGAAAAGGTTTGGCATGGTCGGCGGCATAAACGGAGTAGTAGCTATTCTGTTAGTAGCTCTCCCTATCATAAGTTTTGCAATAAATATACTTTCATGGCTCAGGTTCGGAATCGACCTTCCGTTTCTTGATGACATGAGGCAGTACGCATCTAATGACGCGGGTCGCATGGACTGGGATTACATAACTTACCCTGCAAACGATACGTTATACCCAGTTGGACTTATATTTGACGCGATAGCCTTTAAATTTCTTGACGGAAATTCTGTGGCTTATCAAGCAATATCTATGGTAGTCGTTCTCGGCGGTATACTTTTACTGCAATGGAAGCTGTTAAAAGTTTGCACAAGCAGAAAAACCATAAGGGCCCTGGCATTCGCAACAACTATTTTTATGCTCCAGCCTGACTCTTATTGGGGTTGGCAGAATATGGCATTTCATCAAGCAGTTCCGTTGCTGTGCAGTCTTTGGATCGTTTATCTGGTTTTGTCGAAGCAAGACTATAGGATTTCAGGCCCGTTGATTTTCGTACTTGCGGGCATATCAGGCTTCACCTATACCAGCGGCGCGTTCGCCAACCTCTCGATCTTGGCTGGATTGATCATATTCAGCTTTGCTTTAGATCCAGCCAAGAGTTCGCGCATTAGGTTCTGTGCAAAGACTATGGCGATCCCCACCGTGCTGTCGGTAGCAGCCCAGCTTTGGGTTTTGATCTGGGTGCAGCACGGCACGCATCGGCCTGATGCTCCTATGGCGTACCCGTGGGAAAGTGATTTTTGGTACTTCATGCTTGGAAAAGTTGGCAGAGCATTAATGCTACCCACTCAGATGCCAGAACTATCCATGTCAGTGAGTATCGCCGTTTTTATCCTATCCTCATTGTTGGGGGTTCTTGCCCTGCTTGAGGCTAAGAAAAATGATTCTGGAACAAAGATTTGGAACGCATCTGTCGTTTATCTCTGCGTTTTCGGTGTTGTCGCTCTATATTTGTGCATTATTGCGGCAGGTCGCACAAACCTAAGACCTGATAGCATTGTTTTGCCTACTGATATTTTCATATATGGATATGGCCGGTTTCACTTTTTTTGGGCTGGCATACTGTGGCCCTGGATCATCGCGTTACTTATGGAGCGGATGGTAAGGCGAAATCCGTCAGAGGCCACTCGTCCAGAGATTCCATTTATCTCCCTGTTCGTTCTGTTGACACTTATATTCAACTCCAAGATCATGGATCACACTGACTTCTATAGGGAAACCAAAAAGATTCGCCTCGGCATTCTGAGCTGCCTTTCCAAGGGTCTATCCAGAGGCGTTCCTTTTGAGTGTGCCGATCTTCACCCCGGCTTGAACATGCTGAACGTGTTTTACAAAAGTTTAGACGCCGGCGCCTCCTACACTGACCTAGTCACTATAACGCCAATCCCGCTTTGGTCGAATAATCCACCGCCGATCTTCCGCATCACGGACAGTGAAGAGAGCGTGGTGTATCACAACGCTACGGTAACCAACAAGGGGATGAATGGAGTGGTGTTGAGCACCGCTGTTGACCCGATGATGGTAATCACGGCTAGAGACTCAAGCTACTTTAAGTATTGCACCGTACTTCAGGTCAGCGGCTCCTACCACCTGGATTCGCCAAACTTCGCGCAGCTCTTCTATCTGCCAACTGGCGCTAAGTCGTTCTCAGAGGAATATGCAGAGGGTCATCAGTTGCCCGCTGGCGACGGAGAGTTCGCTATCAAAATTCACAGCAAGACCGGCTTCGAAAACATTTTACGCTTCGATCCGGTCATCAGTTCAGTGCCAATCACGCTTAGACAGTTCGAAGTTCGCTGTGCGGTAGGGCCTACTGGCGGCGTCCATATGCGGTAACGGTTGCGAGGAGAGGGCCCGGCATTAGATGCGTACTTTTCAAAAAAAGGGAAGTGGCTTTGCAAGTGTCAGCAGGACGCTGGGGGAGGGTGGGGGGGGGAATCTGTTGTGCCACTTTCTGCGCCATTCGATGGGAAGAACTGGGGAAAGCAGTTCCCTCGACTAGCGCCAAGCGCCCATGAGAGTCGCATAGGACATGCACAAATAAATTTTCATCCATAGCACTAACCGAACAACCAAGCCCGCCATGTGCGGGCTTTTTATCGCCTGGAGAAAAGCATGCCAATCACCGAGCAGCAGTTGCTGCAGATCCTCCCGAACGCCGGCCGCCAAGCCGGCGTTTTTGTTCCTGTCCTGAATACGGCGATGAACCGTTACGGCATTGTCGGCACTCTGCGTGTGTCTGCGTTCATTGCCCAGGTCGGGCATGAGTCAGGCCAGTTTTGTTGGTTGCGCGAGATCTGGGGGCCGACGGCGCAGCAACTCGGCTATGAAGGCCGTGCTGACCTGGGCAACACCGTGAAGGGTGATGGCTCCAAGTTCCGTGGCCGTGGCCTGATCCAGATTACCGGCCGGGCGAATTATGCCGCGTGCGGTGAAGCCTTGGGTCTGGACCTGATCAATCAACCGGAGCTGCTCGAGCAGCCCCAGCACGCCGCGATGTCGGCAGCTTGGTTCTGGTCCACGCGAGGGCTGAACACCCTGGCAGACCAGAAGGACTTCGCGAAGATCACCAGGCGCATCAATGGCGGGCTCACCGGCCAGGCCGACCGTCAGGCGCTGTACGACAGGGCGCTGAAGGTGCTGGCATGACTCCGGTGCAGAAGCTGGCAGGTCTGGTGTTGCTGGCGCTGGTGTTGATGGCCGGTACAGCAGTCGCCACCTGGGAGGTGCAGGACTGGCGTTACGGTAAACAGCTCGCAGAGATTGGTGAGTCCAACGCTCTCGCCGTCACAGAGGCCGGCACTAAAGCCAGAACAGAAGAACAGCGCCGGCAGTCGGCGGTGAATAAGGAAGCAAGCGATGCGCGAGAACAAAACAAAGCTGCAGCTGTTGATGCTGGCGCTGCCGATGCTGCTGGTAACAGCCTGCACATCGAAGCCGGTAAGTTTGCCGCCACTGCCTGCGGCGATCCCGGAGTTGCCCAGCGAGGCGCTTCAGCCACCCGCGCCGCCATGGTGCTCTCCGACCTGCTCCAGCGGGCTGACAAAAGAGCGGGAGAGCTGGCGGCGGCTTATGACCGCGCCCGAATAGCCGGCCTGACTTGCGAGCGGAGCTACCAATCTGTCAGGGCTGTGGTCCCCTGAGTACGCTCAGTTCCAGCAATAGGCGCTGATTCTCCCTGAGCAGCAGATCCCGCTGGCCGGCGACCGAATTGAGGGCACGGACCTCGCCTTCCAATTCCCACGCTTCATGATTCAGTCGGGCGATGTTGTCGAGTGCCTTCTTGAGTTCAGCCTCGGCCGAGGCCTTGCCGGTGGACAGCAGGTCGCACATCTGCACCAGCCCGGCAATGTTGCGGCGCGCCTCAGTCAGCCGCTTCTGGGTCGCGGTCAGCTCGTCCTCGAGCAGTGCGCATTGGTGCTGGTACATTTCCAGGGGCGTAGGGCATCCAAGCCACTCACAGGTGTCTTCATCGATGGGGTTCAT